CGCTCAAGAACAGTTGGATAAATGTGTAAATCTGGCTAAATACTGGCAACTAAAAGGATTCAAAGATGAAACTGCAAGAATTGGAATCAAGAACCAAAATACAACAAAGCCTCAAAGTATTTGAGAGCCATTTTGGACAGACATTGGCCATTGATGCCATGACCCCACAAAAAGCACAGATGATGCTTCGCAAAGTGCGTGGCTTGATCAAAGAGCATCGCTCCACTCCTGAGTTCCATCGTAGCGAACAAAATCCCAACTATCTCAAGTTGATAGTAATGGAACGAGCTCTTGAAGCTCGCATGAAAGAATCACAGCCTGGCGCCGCACCTGGCATGGCCATGGCACAGCAGACTCCTGCACAACAGGCCGCTGCCGCCCAGAACAAACCCATGAATGGCGATCTAGCACGTGGCGTAGCCAAAGTTGCCACAGCCACAGGTCAAGGCGGTCAAGCACAAAAACTTACCAAAGCCATACAAAGCACCATGGCTGGCAAGGCATTGGATGCAGGTAGCAAAGCCGCATTGGCACAGCATGAACTTGGCATTGCCAACATCATGAAAGACCCAGCACAAGCCAACAAACTACAACAGATGTTGAAACAGGCATCTGCTCAAGCCACAGCTGAAAGCCGTGCAAAGAGTGGACGTCGTTTGCGTGAAGCCAGCGAGATTCAACAAGCTCAAGTAGTATTGGCCGCTCAAGACATGGTTGATCAAGTACAGAAAATGATTGAACAAGTGTCAGCCATGCAGTTCAAAGATTTGCCAGCATTGGTAGATTCAATCCGCAATGATGTTGGTATGGATCAAGCACAACAATTCAACAACGATGTCACAGCCGCACTACAAGGTCTTATCCAGGGCCTCCAGGGCAGTAAAACCCAACTGGAAACCGCACAAGGTGTACTCACAGGTCAAGCCCCAGTGGTGCCCGGACAAGATGCTGGCGCCGCAGGAGCCGCTCCCCTTCCAGGAGCAGATGTACCCGATGTTGACACTGGTGAAGAAGAAGTAGACCTTAGCCTAGATGCAAATCTAGACACAGAAGAACTTCCGCCAGCCAAGACACTGGGCCGCGAGCGTAGATAATATGTTGATCCGTGAATTCCAGGATCCAGACTCAATGAAACTGGCCGCCATAGGCCAGTTTTTACTCAAACGAGCACAGGACACTGATGCAATCAAACCAATGAGCGTGGATGCGTTTGTTAAGATTGCACGTGAAAACGGTATCAATATGACAGCAGACCGTTTTCGTTTGCTGGCCAGCCAACAACCTTTGAACAACATAATCGACAACGTGCAAGGCGATGAGATTATTTGGAAAGGCACCACTGTTGCTGGAGCCCCGGGAGGCGATAAAATGAGCGTGGATCAAGCTCGTAAAACTGTGAACCAAATGGCCAAGCGTGCCATTGATCTCAAGTAAATACCAAAACGGTTGACTCTGTCAACAAAAACCATTATAATAAACGATAGGAGATCGGTATGGCTTATTCTGACAAAGTGATTGATCATTATGAAAATCCACGCAACGTGGGCAAACTGGACATAGATGATTCAGTGGGCACAGGCATGGTTGGTGCACCTGCATGCGGTGATGTAATGAAATTACAAATAAAGGTGGATAATGATACAGGTATTATTACAGACGCTAAATTTAAAACGTATGGCTGCGGCTCGGCGATTGCGAGCTCAAGCCTTGTCACAGAGTGGGTCAAAGGAAAAACACTCGACGAAGCCGGAGCAATTAAAAACAGTCAAATTGCCGAAGAACTAGCATTACCTCCTGTTAAAATACATTGCTCCATTCTTGCTGAGGATGCTATCAAGGCGGCCATAGAAGACTATCGTAAAAAACATGATATCAATAACTGAACTAGCGGCCTGCAAAGTCAAAGAAAATCTAGCTCGCCGTGGACAGGGTCTTGGTATCAAAATTGGTGTACGCACAACAGGATGTTCAGGGCTTGCGTACACTTTAGAATATGTTGATGTTGAACAAGGGCAACAACACTGTGTGGCTCACTATGATGTCAATGGTGTGCGAGTCTATGTCGATCCCAAACATCAACCCTATCTCGAAGGCATGACCATGGATTGGGTCCGCAATGGACTCAATGAAGGTTTTGATTTTATTAACCCCAACGAACGTGACCGCTGTGGATGCGGAGAAAGTTTTCGTGTATAACCCAAAATTTGATTACAAACCACTTAGTCGCACCAGCGAAGATGGTAAGCGTTTGTATTTGACACCCGATGGAAAAAAGTTGCCCAGTGTAACTACCATACTTGAAAAAACCAAGCCTGAAGAAAAGAAACGTGCTTTAAATGAGTGGCGCAATCGTGTGGGTCATGCACAAGCACAGGCCATTACCACTGAAGCTGCCAACCGCGGTACTAGAATGCACACTTACTTGGAGCACTATGTCAAAACAGGTGAACTCAAAGAACGTGGGTCAAATCCCTACTCGTGGGCCAGTCATGCCATGGCAGAAACTGTGATTGAGGATGGTCTTAAAAATGTTTCAGAATTCTGGGGCGTAGAAATACCTTTGTATTTCCCCAAACTCTATGCAGGCACCACCGACGGTGCAGGCATACATTTAAACAACGAAAGTATTCTAGACTACAAGCAAACCAACAAACCCAAGCGTGAAGAATGGATTGAAGATTATTTCTTACAGCTCACTGCCTATGCTCTAGCACACAACGAAGTCTACGGTACAAACATACGCAAAGGTGTGGTGTTGATGTGTGTAAAACCCGAGGTTGATGCCATGGGCAATCCCACAACAGCGCCACAATACCAAGAATTTGTGCTAAAAGAAGCGGATTTTGATCACTGGGAACAACAGTGGTGGAAGCGTCTTGAGCTCTATTACTTGACCAGCTAAATATGTGATCGGAGACAAGAATGGCAATAGTACAGATATCACGTATCACCCAGCGTAAAGGACTCAGCGAAAACTTACCGCAGTTAGCGGGTGCAGAGTTTGGGTGGGTTATAGACGAACGCAGATTGTTCATTGGCAATGGCACCATACAAGAAGGTGCTCCTGCTATTGGCAATACAGAAATCCTCACAGAATATTCAGATATATTTGCCATTGCTGGTCTCTATACCTACAAAGGTGAAGCTGGTGGCTACACTGTACAAACAGGACCCACAGCTGGAGATCCTGTACAAAGAACTCTGCAATCAGTGTTGGATGAAACAGCCAGCGTCAAAGACTTTGGCGCCACTGGTGACGGTGACACAGACGACACAGAAGCCATTAACCGTGCCCTGTATCAAATGTTCTGCAGAGAAAATAATCCGCAAGTGCGTCGTAGTTTGTTTTTTCCAGCAGGCATATATCGTGTAACAGATAGTATCAAGATTCCGCCCTACTGCAAACTCTACGGAGAAGGTGGTGATAGTTCTGTTATCTTTTTAACTGCCGCAGATGATTCCACAGTGGCAACTTATGTGGCGCAGACTGCAGACAGTTTACAACAGACTGGTGTGAACATTGGCAACAATGGTGCGGCTACACCACAGAACATTGAAATCTATAACATGGGTTTCCAGAGTAACGAAGAGATTGACTTGTTCTTGATTGAAGACGCAGAACAAATCAGTTTTCAAGACGTCAGCTTCAATGGCCCGTTTGATCAAAACGACATTGCCAATGCACAAGGTGTGAGCTCTTTTGACACAGGATCGTTAGTAGGTGGAACCAGTTATGTCAATGCAACCAATGTGGCCACAAGCAACTCAGGATCAGGATTTGGCCTAACAGTAAACATCACGGCAGCCGGTGCAGTGACCCTGGTCACTGTAAACAATCCTGGGCAAGGCTATGCAGTGGGAGATGTCATCACTATCTCAGGAGGCAACGACAATGCCACTATAGAAGTGTTGTCTACATTCAACAGAATAACCACCGCTGACATTGCCTCGGTACGTTTCGCCAGCACTGTAAGTACAATTACAAATACAGTGACATTTGACACTTGTCATTTTACTGGATCAAGTTATGCATTTGATGCCGATGAGCAAATACAAGGTATCACTGTACAAAACTCACGATTTGATACACTATGGCAAGGTGCCTTGATTGGTGCAGGAACTCCAGTCAACGGTGGCCCTAGTGGATTCCGCTTGTTACACAACTTGTTCGATGCTATCTATCACGAAGGTATCATAATAGGAGCAGTTCAAAACAACATGTCTGGCTTCAACATCTTCTTGGATGTGGCCACAGATTTCCAAGGTGGAAATCAAACTCCATCTACTCCAATTATCAACATCAACGGTGACAACAACGTATCGTTTGGCGACATGTTTGAAAGAGATGAAACGTTTAATCTCGTTGAACCTCGCATTGAAATCAACAATAAAAAAGTATTTGCTCTTGACAAAGGTGAACGTTATAAGTTTGGAACTTATGGACAGGATGTTGGCAAAGAGGTATACTTGGATCTAACCAACACTCCAATCACAGTCATAACTTGGCTTCCAGAACAGGCCGAGGCTTTTACTATGCAATATAAGTTTAGAGACCCATTGAATTTAACTACCAGGTATGGAACCTTACAAGTTGTTGCCGCTGACGGAGATGATTCTTCAGGCACATTGACTTATACAGATGATTACAGTGAAAACAATCCTACATACCTCACACTTGATGTAGTTCAAGTAGGCGGTGAGGTAGAGGTACAATATACATTACCATCGGGCAGTGGCGCCAGTGGTGGCACATTAAAGTACTCAATCAGCTATCTAGGATAACTGTGTGGCCAGACCGGTATGAAGACCGGTTATCCCAGTGGCATCAATTGCGGCAGGATAACCAAACCAATAATTTAGAAACAGCATTGTTGACCATCAATGATTGGTGGCAACGTGTCCCTGTTGTCAATCACTATCTGCATTGGGATGATCTCGAAACTTGGCCAGATCCCTGGGATCTTTTAGCCGATAATCACTTCTGTAATCTTGCAAAAGCCCTGGGAATAGTGTATACTTTACACATGATTGGTCGAGATGACATAACCGCTGTGGCAATAGCCAACAATGGCGATTCTAACGACAATTTAGTCCTGGTCAATGAGGGAAAATATATACTGAATTGGGCTCCTGGCGAATTGTTAAATATCACATCCAAACAAGTAACAATAAAAAGAAGCGTAGATTCACAAGCGGTAACAAAGAAAATCAACTGAGGTAGCGATGACACAGATACAAATTACAAAAAGAGACGGCAACAAAGAGCCGCTGGATTTAGAAAAATTACACAAAGTAGTATTTTGGGCCACAGAAGGAATAACTGGGGTCTCAGCAAGTCAAGTAGAAATAAAATCACACATACAGTTTTACAATGGAATCAAGACAGCAGACATTCAAGAAACATTGATCAAGAGTGCGGCTGATCTTATCACAGAAGAAACACCCAACTATCAATATGTAGCAGGTCGATTGATTTGTTATCATCTACGCAAGCAGGTGTATGGTCAATTCCAACCATGGCACATACTTGATCTAGTCAAAAAGAATGTGGACGCTGGCTTTTATGATGCAGAATTACTGGAAGCCTATGACACAGACGAATGGGAACGCATTAACTCATTTATCCGCCACGATCGTGACGAACAGTTGACCTATGCTGCCATGGAGCAGTTCCGTGGCAAGTATCTTGTGCAAAATCGTGTCACCAAAGAAATCTTTGAAACACCACAGATGGCCTATGCGCTAATTGCTGCCACTTTGTTTCAAAACTATCCCAAAGACAGTCGCATGATGTGGGTGCGTGATTACTATGATGCCATCAGCCAACATCAAGTTTCATTGCCTACTCCTGTGATGGCCGGTGTCCGTACTCCTATGCGACAGTTTTCATCATGTGTATTGATTGAAACCGATGACAGCCTTGACTCGATCAATGCCACCTCAAGTTCTATTGTCAAGTACGTAAGTCAAAAAGCCGGTATTGGTATTGGCGCTGGTCGTATTCGTGCTCTGGGATCACCCATTCGCAATGGTGATGCATACCATACAGGTGTTATTCCTTTTTACAAAATGTTTCAGGCGGCTACCCGCTCGTGTAGCCAAGGCGGTGTACGCAATGGAGCCGCCACTCTTTATTATCCAATTTGGCATTACGAAGTTGAAGACCTGCTAGTTCTCAAAAACAACAAAGGTACCGAGGACAATCGTGTTCGCCACATGGACTACGGTATCCAGTTCAACAAAGTAATGTACGAGCGATTGTTGTCCGGCGGAGATATAACCCTGTTCTCGCCTCATGATGTACCCGAGATGTATGAAGCTTTCTTCACTGATGTAGATCGTTTCCGTGAACTGTATGAAACAGCCGAACGAAATACCAAACTCCGTAAGAAGAAAATCAAAGCCATAGATTTGTTTACTGCATTCATGCAAGAACGCAAAGACACTGGTCGCATTTATCTACAAAACGTTGATCATGCCAACACTCACGGTAGTTTCAAACCTGACTTGGCCCCTGTTAAAATGAGCAACCTCTGCTGTGAGATTACTCTGCCAACCAAACCTTTGACTGATGTGCATGATGACAAAGGTGAGATTGCTCTTTGTACACTCAGTGCAATCAACTGGGGTGTGTTCCGTGATCCAGAAGACATGGAGAAAGCCTGCACGTTGTCTGTGCGTGGTCTGGATGCGTTGTTGAGTTATCAAAACTATCCCATCATTGCCGCACAGTTGGCCACTGAAGCACGACGTCCGTTGGGTGTTGGTATCATTAACTTTGCCTACTGGTTGGCCAAGAACGACTTGAGTTACAGTGATCCGGCGGCCTTGCCCGTGGTTGATCGTTGGGCGCAACACTGGTCATATTACTTGATCAAAGCGTCGGCAGATCTAGCACGTGAGTTTGGTGCTTGCCCCAAGAGCAATGAAACCAAATATGGTGATGGTATCCTTCCTGTTGACACATACAAACACGAAGTTGATGAACTAGTACCTCACGTTGATGCTGTAGACTGGGCTGGACTACGTGCTCAGTTAAAACAGCACGGTATTCGCAATTCCACCTTGATGGCGCTAATGCCTGCAGAAACATCAGCGCAAATTTCAAACTCTACCAACGGAGTAGAACCTCCACGCAGTTATGTTTCAATCAAGCAAAGCAAGGATGGCGTACTCCGACAAGTAGTTCCTGAATATCGTAGACTTAAAAACAAGTATGAACTGTTGTGGGATCAGAAAACCCCAGAAGGTTATTTGAGAATCATGGCCATTCTCCAGAAGTATATTGACCAGGGCATATCCGTAAATACCTCATATAACCCACAGTTCTTTGATGATGAGAAGATACCAATGAGTGAGATGCTCAAGCATGTGATTATGTTTTACAAGTACGGTGGCAAACAGCTCTACTACTTTAACACCTACGATGGGTCGGGCGAAATCGATATTGATCGTATGAACAATAAAGAACTAATTATTGAGTCAGTAGACACTAGTTTATCCGCAGACGATGCCGACTGCGACAGTTGCAAAATATAAAAGAGAAAAACAATGAGCGTACTTAATCTTCAGAAGAATCGTGACCACACCACCAGCCTGGCCTTTCTTGACCCCAAAGGCGGGTTAGGCATGCAAAGATATGATACACTAAAGTATCGTCAGTTTGACAAACTCACAGACAAGCAGTTGGGATTTTTTTGGCGGCCAGAAGAAATAGATGTGCTACGTGATGCCAAAGACTTCAAAGACCTTACACCTTTTGAACAGCATATTTTCACTGCCAATCTCAAGCGTCAGATCCTGTTGGATTCAGTGCAAGGTCGTAGCCCTAATCTAGCGTTCCTTCCTATTGTTACATTGCCAGAATTAGAAACATGGATCGAAACCTGGGCATTTTCAGAAACCATTCACAGTCGTTCATACACACATATCATCCGTAATGTATATTCAGATCCTGGCAAGGTATTTGATGAGATGCTGGATGTGGACGACATCATCCAATGTGGCAATGACATTTCCAAATACTATGACGACTTGATACAATATAGTCAATGGTATCAATTGTTGGGAGAAGGCCAACATGAGTGCAACGGTAAGAAATTTGAAATCTCTGCCTATGAGCTCAAGAAAAAATTGTGGGTGTGTCTTAACAGTGTAAACGTGTTGGAAGGCATACGTTTCTATGTTTCATTTGCATGTTCATGGGCTTTTGCTGAACTAAAGAAAATGGAAGGCAACGCCAAGATCATCAAATTGATTGCTCGTGATGAGAATGTGCATCTTGGGTTCAGTCAAAGCCTGCTAAAGATACTGCCGCAGGACGATCCTGATTTTGCTAAAATCAAACAAGAAACAGAATCTGAAGTAGTGACTATGTTTGAGTCAGCTGTGGCGCAGGAAGAAGCCTGGGCAGACTACTTGTTCAAAGACGGAAGCATGATTGGTCTCAACAAGCAGTTACTCTGCGACTATGTAGAGTGGATTGCTCACAAACGTATGACTGCCTTGGGGTTACCCAATAAATATCGCGGTGGATCCAACCCACTGCCGTGGACACAGAAATGGATTGCCGGCGGCGATGTACAAGTAGCACCACAAGAAACAGAAATCACCAGCTATGTCATAGGTGGTACCAAACAAGACGTAGATTCAAATACATTTACAGGAATGAGTTTATAGATGAAAAAACGGAATTATACACAAGAGGATGTAAAAAAGTTACAAGGCAGTTTAAAAATAGAATACACATTGGCCCGACGTGGCGCTACAAAACTACGTGAATTGTTGGCCACAGAACCATTTGTTCCTACACTGGGTGCATACAATGGACAGCAGGCAGTACAACATGCCAAAGCTGGACTCAAAGCAATTTATCTATCAGGATGGCAAGTAGCGGCAGCTGCCAACACAGCAGGCCGTGTGTATCCAGACCAAAGTCTATATCCAGTTGACTCAGTTCCGTCTGTTGTTAAAGAAATCAACAATGCGCTTCGCCGTGCAGATCAAATACAAACTTTGGAAGGTGTTGGCAACACAGATTATTATCTACCTATCATCGCCGACTGTGAAGCAGGCTTTGGAGGTGCGCTAAACGCATACGAATTAACCTTGAGCTGTATTGAAGCAGGTGCGGCCGCTGTACACTTTGAAGATCAATTGAGTTCGGAAAAGAAGTGTGGTCACCTGGGAGGCAAAGTGCTGATTCCCACACGACAAGCCATACGAAATCTAAATGCCGCAAGACTGGCCGCTGATGTATCAGGAGTAGACACAGTGATCCTGGCACGTACAGATGCAGAATCTGCCACACTGATCACATCAGACATAGACCCAATTGATCAACCATTTGTTAATTATTACAAAAACCGTACACCAGAAGGATTCTGGCATTTTAACAATGGCTTGGATGCGTGTATCGCTCGTGGTCTTGCTTATGCTGAATACGCAGACTTGCTATGGTTTGAAACATCAACTCCGGACTTAGAGCAAGCACAAAAGTTTGCCGATGCCATACATGCCAAGTTTCCAGATCAAATGTTGGCTTACAACTGTTCGCCCAGTTTTAACTGGCGCAAGTATCTCACTGAAGATGAGTGCGAAACTTTCCAAGCCAAGATTGGCGCCATGGGTTACAAGTACCAATTCATTACCTTGGCTGGCTTTCATTGCAACAACTTGGCCACCTTTGAAATGGCCGAAGCCTATCAGAAAACAGGCATGCGTGGTTACAGTGAAATGCAACAACGTGAATTTGCCGCACAAGAGCGTGGCTTTACCACAGTCAAACATCAGCGTGAAGCAGGTGTTCCATACTTTGATGCCATTGCCACAGCGGTAGGTGCCACCAGCACAACAGCACTTGAGCACTCAACAGAAGCGGATCAATTCTAATGCTTGAAACCTGTTGCGATATCCTTGTAGATGCATACAAGCGTAACTGGATTACCAGTCGTGATGGAAATATTTCTATACGTCATCACGACCGTGATCACTTTTACATTACTCCCAGTGGTGTACGTAAACAAACCATGCAACCAGATCAGTTTAAAAAAATTCTGATCAAACCACCTAATTCTTGGAACGAACTAGGTACTGGTCTATTAGCTGATCGGTGGGGATGGAAAGAGTTGCCTTACAGTGATATCAGTTCCAATCTAAAACCCAGCGGAGAACTTCCTCTGCACTTTGGTTTACAAAAACAAATGGGACAACATCGCGGAGAAGTACGAGTGGTAGTGCATGTACATCCTACCTACTGTATCGCTGCCATGCATGCTGGAATAGACTTAAGCACTGTCAGTAACGCCTTTCCAGAGCTTAATCGCTACACTCGAGTGGCACCCAATGTTGGAGATGTTCCGCCAATCAGTCAAGAGCTGGCTGATCAGTGTCACAAAAACCTACAGCTAGACAATGAAGGTAACATTGCCTATGACATAGTGGGCATCAAAGGGCACGGTGTTGTGGCCATTGACACAACTCCCTGGCGAGCCTATGAACACATAGAACGCTTAGAACACATTTGCAAGATTGTACTTGCTTCAGGAAAATATTAACATGCTTACAGTATATTCAAAAAAACATTGTCCATTTTGCGATCGAGCCAAGGCATTGTTGACTAACAAAAATATCGCGTTTGAAGAAATCAAAATAGACGAGAATGAAAATGCTCGAGAGTTTATCATGGAGCAAGGGCATCGCACAGTTCCGCAGATTTATCATCAAGGCAAATTATTTGTTGAAGGTGGGTTCCAAGGTTTAAGTAAGCTGAGCACAGACGAGATTCGTACTCGTATGGGCCTTACTGATAACCTAGGAACCTTATGAATCATTTAACACCCGGTGAAATTTACACTTTTAAACTTGTCAGCGGCGAGGAAATTACCGCTAAAATCTTCAAAAATACTGACGGTATTTTTGAAGTAACTCAACCCATCAGCATGGTGTTGGGCCCTCAAGGGCTACAAATGATGCCCAGCTTGTTCAGCTCAAATCCCGAAAAAAATGTCTATATAAATACTGTTAATATTGCCATGGCGGCAGAAACTCGCGAAGATGTGCGAGCCAAGTACATCGAAGCCACTACTGGAATCGTTACTCCGCCTGCCAAGCAAATTATAACAGGTTAGTACAATGGCTCACAGGTTTGTGGTCAAGAAGGACAATGAAATACTAGAATTTCAACGGTATGAAGATATACCTGATGAATTTGATCATTTGTTGGGGTTTCTACCAGAAATTCCTCCTCCACCACACACCGACGAGCAACATGAAGAAATAGAATCTTGGATATCCAAGTTTAACAGATTGATGGAGATAGAACATGCCAGCACAAGCAAGAGTAGGTGATCCAGGAATTCCACATTGCAGTCCTTATGTGATAGCGACTGGGTCATTAGATGTAATAGTCAACGGCAAGCCCGCGGCCTACCTGGGATCCTTGTCTACACCCCATTTGATCCCTGCTGGAAAATTTTGTGTTACTCATGTAGCACCAGTGGTGTTTGGCAGCACGTCTGTTATAATCAACGGCAAGCCTGCGGCCAGAGTTGGGGACCCGTTGGGTACCTGTACAGCTATTGCTCTAGGCAGTTTTGACGTGGTCACAGGATAAAGTTTCATGGCGTGTAGTGGTGCTATAACTTCCATAGTAATGACCGCGGCAGGATCATTTATTGCCAACGGCGGTCTCACTGAAGTGTTTGGTGCAGAACCTTTTAGTTCTCTTGCTGGCGCCACTGGAGACCTAGTATCGGTGGCTGGTGATGCCACCATGATGTGTACTGCTGAAACAGTGGGTGCCATTACAGAAACTGTTGGCCAGAGTTGGTATCAATCTCTTGGGACTACATTGTCTTCAATGAAAGATTCTGTGTTGGAATTCACAGCTGGCATGAAGGATGCGTGGAATCAAATTGCCACTGCGCCAGCTGCCGCTGGAAAAGAAATTTTCAACGCCACTCAAGGTACCTGGGGACCACAGACAGCACAGTTTCTGCAAACTGTGACCACTAACACTTTTCAAACAGCTCTTGACATGGGTCTAAGCACAGTTGGTACCACGCTGGGTGGCAGTGGTCAACTTGTTGCTGGAGTCATGCAAGGAGATCCTAGAGTTCTTGGACAGATAATTCCTGGCGCATCGAGCTATGTTAATCTAGCAAACTCCTTTATCAATGCATCTAAAAAAGGTGGCACCCTTGACAAAACTTTTCAAAGCCTTGACAACACCATCACTGCCGGAGTCGATGGTGTAAGCAACTGGTTCAAAGGATTGGGAACTGATACAGCCAAATTAGGCGACACTGTGAGTTGGGAAAATTTATCAAACCTAGGCAGTCCTGGACAACTTGTTGCCAACATGGAAAACAACGGCACACTGGGTCCATTGTATGACAAGATGAAAAACATAACTCTCAGCGAAAAAGACGCACAACAGCTGGGTTACAATGTAGTTACATCTGTGTACGGTGTAGCCACTGGCAGTAAGAATTCAGTGGGCGTGTTTGATTTAAGCAGAGGTATTACCTTGGGATCTTTGGGAGTTGATCTAAACACTGTGGCACGACAAGGTGCCAACCTTCCATCAGGAGTACAGAGACAAATATATGATGTTCTGGGAACACTTAACACCACAGAAGTAGCACAGGTCAAAGGCATCTTAAATAACACTCAATCAGCAATAACCAAAGGCACTGATTTATTAAATCCACAAAAACTGTTTGCATCAAGTTATACCACACTCACCACTCCAATTCGCACTGCCAGCCCCGGATGGAGAGCTATCTATGAAAATGAATCCGGCAGTGTAAATCCAGAACTCGATCAGCTAGGCGACAATCTCAAAGGTATTATTCCTGATGATCTTGCAGTGGCCAATGCCGCAGTTGCTAGAAGTTTTGGTCAGATCAAAGGCATACAAGGCAGTAACTCCGCCACACTGGGTGCTACCATTGCCAGTTTAGAAAATCTCAGAGGTTTGCCAGACTTAGAAAATCAAAGTCAATATGTCACTGACGGTGTAAAACAATTTTGGCAAGATTACTATGGCAATGATTACAACATCAAACTTGGTACAGGAAACTTTGACACCTTGGTATTGTCGGATGTCATAGGCTTTGCGGCAGGATACAACAGCGCATTTCCGATCAAAGAAAGCGCACCCTTATTGGATTCATTAAACAGTGCAGGAGCTCTCGATGCATTTACCTTTGACGACCCACTGGCTTCGCCAAATCCCATCTACGGAATTTACACAGTGATTCAAAACTTCTGTGCAGGTGCTTACACTGCCGAGGATCCAATGATGCCAGGTGATTGGTACACAACTATACCTCCAGGATCAGCAGCCGCTGGTGTATATGGGCCGTTTGCCACAGAGGAAGAGGCATTTGAAGACGCATGGCTCAATGGCATAATACCTTACACCGCAGTGGCCAGTGCTGACATCTATGAAAACAATCCTGAAGCTCAGACAGTCAATGCCAATGACAGTGTTTGGCAAGATCAATACGGTAGAGAGTATCTAAATCGTCAACGCATGGACCTTGTGGTCGGAGACATTCGCCCCAGCGATCAAACTGCCATCAGCTTTGCACAATCATTGGCCACTTATGGTACAGAAACTGATTTTGGCGGACCAGCGATGTGGCTAGAACGTACGATAGATGTCAGCAGTCTTGGCGGACAATCAGTGATTGCGGCCATGCGTGAAGGTCGTAATGCCAGCAAATTGTCAGCTATTGGATTGCAAACAGATGCGCCTCTCAGCACTGCTGGACTGGAATATCCTGGCGATCTAACTCCTAACCAATACGACAAAGACGAGGCCAACGCCTTGGTAATTCGTACTTAATACTAAGTTAGTACACACTAACCTCTGTGTTTATGGGCGGTTGACACGAAATGAATCTTTCTTTATAATAGTTGCATACAGTTAAAAAAGGAGCTGGTATGCGCCGCAAGACTATTATAGACGGTTTCCGCAACGGACAGAAATTCCGTGTTATTTTCCGCAATGGTGGCAGTGAGTACGACATTGGTATGTATATGACCATCCAGCAAATGACAGACAACATGGCCACAGTTCAAGCAAGAACCGCTGTATGGGATGCCATGTCAAAGTTGGCCAATATGCGTTATTTTGCTCAAGTCAACAAAGAGCCCATGCCAGTGGGACTGGTTTGTGACTCTTCAGGTTTTCAAGTACAGGTGGACCTATGCGACTAGATCCGTTGGGTGTGAGTTTGATAATCACTCTACAACCTGAAGATGTAGAGACCTTGCAACTCATTCAAGAACGACATAGTCGCGATGACCACACAGGTATTATCGCTCACATTTTATCACAGTACGAAATGAAGGTCGACTCCGGCCTAAATACAAAGGTACAGGCATGACTCAGGCTCGCAATTGGCAAAGTGAAGAATATAATGGACTCAACGTGGCAGTAGATTGGATCGAAGATCTCGAAGGCAACGACTCTAGGCTACACAAAGAAGCAGTGATCGAAAAGGCTCTAGTGGCGGCTCGTCTGGGCTCAGCAGGTGCTCAATGTTTTTTATACAACTGTTACCTGGCCTACAATCCTTATTTCGTCTATGGTGTAAAGAAAGTTCCTGAGACCAAGGACCTCACAGGGAAAGATAATCCCTGGGTAGAGTTTTGGGCACTCACAGAAGCTCTCCGAACTCGTAGCATCACTGGCAACCGGGCACGTGATAAAATAGAAGAGCTGGCCGGTCGTTTTGACTCTGACGAGTGGAACGGTTTGGCCCGCCGGGTACTGATCAAAGATCTACGCTGTGGCATATCAGAAAAAACTTTAAACAAGGTGCTAGGCAACTCAGAATGGAAGATTCCTGTGTTTACTTGTCAGCTGGCCACAGACTCTAACGATCATCAAAGCAAACTCAAAGGTCGAAAGCGCATTGAGTGTAAACTGGATGGTGTGCGTGTGTTGGCTGTGGTAACTAAAAGTCATGTAAACTTGTACAGCCGCAATGGCAAGCCTTTTGACAACTTTCCTCAGGTGGCCGAAGCCATTGAATCATTCCGCAATAAAATGAGTCTCACTACCAAAGGGCCGTTTGTATTGGATGGCGAGATTGTGGGAGAAAGTTTTCAAGAACTTATGAAGCAGGCACAGCGTAAAAGTGATGCCAAAACCGAAGGCATGACTTATTATGTGTTTGATATCATACCTATCACAGACTTTGAACGTGGGTTTTGGAACGCCCAACAATATAAGCGTACACAAATGCTAGAAGAACATCGTGCTGTGATAGATGCCAGTGATTGTGTGCGTGTGATGCCAGGCTTGGATGTGGATTTGGATACCGGTGAAGGACATGACATCATGCGGCGCTTTGCTGAAGATGCTGTGGCACAAGGCTATGAAGGCATTATGATCAAAGACGTGGGTGCTCCTTATGAGTGTAAGCGTAGCAGTTTTTGGATGAAGTGGAAACCCACTATCACAGTGGATTTGAATATTGTTGGTTTCGAACAAGGCACCGGTCGTAACCAGGATCGTTTGGGTGCGTTAATTTGCGAAGGAGTTGACAATGGACGTGATATCCGTGTTAATGTTGGTAGCGGTTTGTCTGATAGCAATCGTGATGAGTATTGGAACGCCAGGAATGACCTTGTTGGTCGAGTGGTTGAAATCCAAGCTGATGCGGTAACACAAAATCAGGACGGTACCTACAGTCTCCGCTTTCCTAGGTTCGTTCGATTCCGTGGGTGGGAAGCAGGAGAAAAAATATGATTCGCTTGATTTTGGCCTTTGTTGTAGCCTTTGCTATTTGTTATTTTGGTATCTCAGGATTCCGTAATCTTACCGGAAAAGACAAATGGGCATTGACAAAATTGTTGGCCTATAGTATAATGTGTGCTCTGTTAGCAGTTGGTCTGCTAACTATCATTGTTGTTCTGTTCTAAAGGAAATCTCATGAAACGTATCGCAACCCTGTCTCTCATTGCCGCCGCAGTTCTTGCCACTGGCTGTACTCGAATTGAAACCGGTGAAGTTGGTGTTCGAGTTGGATTTGACAAACAAGTCAAACCGGGTGAGCTTATGCCAGGCTCGTTTAATCAAACCATCATTGGTGATGTGCTGACATTTCCAGTCAAAGACGTCAATGTCACTCTAAATGATATGACTCCTGTGGCCAAAGACAACTCTACCATGAAGGATCTTGATGCTGTAGTCGTTTACAACATCAATCCCAGCCAGGTAGCTGAGCTATACAGCACTAAGAACAAATCGTTCCACGCCGAACACAAAGGCGACACTTATGTGATGTACAACTACATCGTACAAAACTCTCGTAATGCCATCTACAAAGCCGCCCGAAAGTACGAAGCTCTGGACATGGCAGACAATCGTGAAAATATGGAACGCCAGATCCAGGAAGAAATCAACAAAAATCTTGCTGAAGAAAAGTTGGACGGTACTATTACTATCAGCCAAGTATTGATTCGTAACGTAGTGCCAGCTGACAGTGTTGTAGAATCTGCCAACGCACTGGTCCGTGCCAAAAACGAATACAAGCAGAAAGAGGTTGAAGTACAGACTGCTAAAAAAGAAGCTGAACGTATGGCCGCCCTGGCCAATAACTCAGCAAGTTCTATCGCATTCATGAACGCCCAGGCCGCACTTAATATCTCAGAAGGTATCAAGAACGGCAAGGTACAGACCATTGTTGTGCCTGCCAATTTCAATGCCTTGATGTTGCCCAAGCAGTAATATGAACTGGATCTTGATCATATTCGTACATGCTGGTGCATTGAGCAACGCTGATTCTATGGCAATGACTTCTATCGGTGGTTTCCAGAATCAACCAGCATGTCAAACCGCCGGTGAGCAGGCTGTAAAAATGGCCACTGCCACTACCAAAGCAATGAAGTTTGTTTGTGTAAAAACTGACAAATGAAATTGTTTGAACGACATGGTGGCTACTGGCTCTTTTGGGGCAGTACCATCTATCTTGCAGTGGGATTGTATTGTTCAATTTATTACAAAGACATTCCCACTGCGGCTATACAACTTCCTTGGTTGTTTGTGATGGCAGGGCCTTTGTTGTTTCCGCCATTGGGCAGATGGCTTAATTTAGACATAGAATGGGATCGTAAGTTTATGAAATGGTTTAACAAAAAAGAAGTACCCCAATATGTACCAGAAGGAATGATGAAAACTTCGGAAACAAAAGACGAAGCCCCAGCATCCAAAGAGTCAGAAAAGAAAACCACAGGTCAGACCATGTACAGCATCGGACTCACAGACGAAAATCGTGTCAGCTTTAGAATGGGCTACAGCGAGATTACTATGAATCCACAGGGTGTACAAAACATGATCGATCAATTGGAATTGTTTAAGCAACAGATCATGGATAATGAATCCAAGAGCGACAAAAACAATGCTTGATTTTGGTATTCGACTTAGAAATCCTTGGCCAGCTCAGCCCTTTAGAAATATCTGGGCTGGCGCAAAACAGTTGACCGAACATAAGTTTGTAGAACTACAGTTTAGTCATTATCGATTCAACTGGTTCGAGCTTGCAATAGATTTAAACTGGCGACAAACAGATCATGCTGGTCCCTGGTTCACTGTCAATGTGTTTGGGTGGACTGTGGATTTACGTATAGTGGATAGTCGACACTGGGATGATGTAACCAACGATTGGGTAATTTATGAAAGCACTACAAGATCCTGATTTAACTGTTGATCAACGCCAGTTTCTCAATGAGTTGCAAGGTGTTCGACACGTGGTGATCAGTAAATGCCATGGCGGGTTTGGATTGAGCACCCAGGCTATCAAACTGTATCTCAAACTCAAAGGTCAACGGTGTTGGATTGAAAAAAGCCAGTATGGTACAGACTATGTTTGGTTGGTGCCTAAACATCAGCGAGTGGATTATGACATTGCCCCAGAAAAATGGCACTCCATGAGTCAGGCTGAACGGCAACAACACAATGCGTTGTGTGATCAACAAATATTTTCTGATCGAACCATTGACAGAGATGATCCTGTTCTAGTACAGGTGGTACGAGAGCTAGGATCAAAACGATCCAGCAGTCGATTTGCCGAACTTAAAATTATAGAAATACCAGCCGATGTTGCTTGGCAAATCGAAGAATACGATGGCGCCGAATGGGTGGCAGAAAAACACCGAGTTTGGAGTTGACATATTCCAAAAATTACGCTATACTAAAGCGTGGAAAATAAAACTTTACATCGAATCTATGTGACTTTGACTACCCAAGAACAGTGGTATGCTGTCATGCGAGAATGCCGTGGCTGGTTTGGAAAAAACTGGAAAAGTCAAGGTAGGATAAAAAGAAAACTTTCTGAAGGCATGAGATATGGTCGCGGCGCACCCTTGGTTACGGTGTGGTTTGACGTGCCGGATTTGCGGTTTGCGACCTGGGTATCGGTGAAATATAGTCTGCAAGTGGCAGGGGAGGACAAGCATCGAACCGGTAAATAAATCTATGCTCTTGACATATCTCATGCTCGCGGTGGCATTGTGCTTGAGCGCAGTGGCCGCGTTTTACTCCATAGCCGGATTGGCCGCGATATTCGCCGCCGCCGTGATCCCCATTGTGATCATGGGATCTATCCTAGAGGCCGCCAAACTAGTGGTCACAGTGTGGTTGCACGAATACTGGAGCCGTTGCCGCCTAGCAATGAAACTGTACCTTGTGCCAGCTGTATTCTTTCTCATGCTTATCACCAGCATGGGAATCTTTGGCTTCTTATCAAAAGCGCACTTAGATCAAGCAGTGCCCACCGGCGATGTGGCCTCAAAAGTACAGCTCATTGACGAAAAGATTAAAACTGAAAAAGACAACATCGAAGCCGCTCGCAAAGCTCTGCGACAGATGGATGATGCTGTGGATCAAACCATGGCACGAAGCAATGATGAAAAGGGTGCTGACAAAGCCGCCGCATTGAGACGTAGCCAAGCACGTGAGCGTGGAGTGCTACAAAATGACATAGCCTCCGCACAAAAGAAAATAGCCACTCTCAATGAAGAACGTGCCCCAATTGCCAGTGAGTTGCGTAAAGTAGAAGCTGAAGTAGGACCGATCAAATACATCGCGGCCTTGATCTATGATGACAATCCCGATGCCAACTTATTAGAAAAAGCAGTACGCTGGGTCATCATACTCCTGGTCATAGTGTTTGATCCGTTGGCTATAATGATGTTGTTGGCTGCCACAGAAAGCCACAAATGGGAACGAGATAAACCTGCAGTTCCTAAAAAACAAGAGGAGACAGACGATGCCGGCAAATTGGATGATAATGCTGAACCTGATGCCAAGGATATGGATGGATTGGATGCAGGAAATAGCAATGACCTACAACCCTCTGCTCCGACTATGGGTATTCCGCCAGAACACTGGGGTGGACAAGACCTAACAGCTCACTTAGAAAAAAAAGATAATGTGGAAGAAATTGTTTTACCAGCAGAAGAAACAGTAGACGACACTGATCCTGAAAAACAAGCTCGTCGTGCCTGGAAAGAACTCAACCCACACGATACCATCCATCGTCAAGAACAACTGCTTGAAGAAGGAAAAATAGCTCGTTTGCCTTGGGAAGATTTACTTACAGCACAAGCCGATGATATTGCACAATTTACCAATGTTGATTTTGGCACCAAGTTTCCAGAAAATCCTGGCAAAGGCGATGCCTACATACGTGTAGATTACTTGCCAACCAAATTGTTTAAGTGGAACGGAGTTAAATGGATAGAAGTAGATAAAAACACCACGGATAGCTTTGCCTACAATGACAATTACATTGATCATTTGATAGCCAAAATTAGCTCAGGTGAATATGATCCTGAATTATTAAATCCCGGCGAACGTGATCAAATCGAACAACGATTACGTGCCGACAACAAACTCAACGGGTAAACAATGAGTGACCAATCTCAGTATGAAAATTGCAGTTTTTGTAACAAACACAAAGATGAAGTAAAAAAGTTAATTGTTGGCAACGAAGTGGCCATATGCAATGAGTGTGTGGAACTTTGCCAGAGTCTGTTAGATGACGATGTCAAAGAACGTCCCAAAGATGCCACAGACATCGATCCTCAAGAACTCAAATCCTATCTTGATCAATATGTGATTGGGCAGGATCGAGCCAAGACTGTGCTCAGTGTGGCCATTGCCAATCACTACAAAAGAATACAACACAGTACCTCAGACATCGAAATAGACAAAGCCAACATTCTCATGCTTGGCCCTACCGGGTCGGGAAAAACACTGTTGGCCAAGACAGTGGCACGATATCTTGATGTACCGTTTGCCATTGCTGACGCTACATCAATCACTGAAGCTGGGTACGTGGGCGATGATGTAGAAAGTCTCATACAACGACTGCTCACTGCCGCTGGCGGTGATGTAGAAAAGTGTCGCCGTGGTATCATATTTGTAGATGAGATAGACAAGATCGCTCGCAAAAGCGAATCAGCATCCATCACCAGAGACGTATCGGGCGAAGGTGTTCAACAGGCCTTGCTCAAAATGGTAGAAGGCACTGTGTGTCGCATACCAGCCGCAGGTGGTCGCAAACATCCAGGCGGGGACATGATTGAAATTGACACTCGCAATATTCTATTCATCGCGGGTGGTGCGTTTGTTGGCCTAGATCAAATAGTTAAAAAACGCATGTACGGTACCAGCATGGGTTTTGGAGCCACAGTGTCACAGCCCAAAGAAGTCAGTCTTGAGCATGTGGTTCCCGACGACTTGGTCAAGTTTGGACTGATACCTGAATTTGTAGGGCGATTCCCTAGCTGGGTCAACTTGGATGGTCTGACCACAGCTGATCTTGTACATGTACTCACAGATACCAAGAATAGTTTGATCAAACAGTATCAGCATTTATTTGCAGTAGACAAAGTTGAACTGGATTTTGAAGATGATGCGCTGACAACCATTGCACAACGATCAGCAGAGTTTGGCACAGGAGCTCGTGCTTTGCACAGCGAGCTAGAGCGTGTGCTAATGCCTCATATGTTTAACATCAAACGCTATCGAGACCGCGGCATAAACCGCGTAGTTATTAACAAAGAACAAATAAATAATCCTACACCCGTGTACAAGGAGGAATAGTTTGGGAAAACGTGTAGAAGTCCGTGATGGCAATGTAGAAAAAGCCCTGCGGAAATTTAAGAAAAAAATACAGGAATCTGGTCTGCTGTTCGAACTCAAAGAACGTGAGCAGTATATCAAGCCCACCACTCAGCGCAAGCTCAAGGCATCTGCGGCTAAAAAACGCTGGCAAAAACATCTACGCAGTCAGCAACTTCCACCCAAACAGTTTTAATGTACATTGTTTTTGATGTAAGATTTCGACACGAATTAGACACAGTCAAAGAGCAAATCGCTCAGTGGGCTGAAAAGTATCAAATACAGTACACTCAAAAAACCATAAAATATCAGCACCGCTTGGGTCTCAATCGAGACAAAGAATTTACTCTTTTCTCAATGACCTGGGAAGGTGTTCCTTACAAAATAGTCAATATCGGCAACGAAGGATATTGACAACTCTTGAAAAATCTGTTATAAATATACATGTAGATGCCGATGGTCGGGTCTACATAGTCAAACTTGCTTAAACAAAGGAGAAAATTATGACTAAAATTACATCCCTAGATCTCACACCTTTTTATCGCCAAGCCATTGGCATTGATGGTCTTTTTGATCGTCTCATGCACAACATTGATATGGCCAGTGCAAACAATGGTGGTAACAACTACCCTCCCTACAACATCATCAAAACTGGTGAGGATTCCTATGAAATCCAAATTGCTGTAGCAGGGTTTGCCGAAGGTGAAGTAGAACTCAACTTCCACGAAGGACAACTTGTGATCACAGGAGAAAAGAACACAGATGACAGCGACACACAGTACCTACATCGAGGTATCAGTGCCCGTAAGTTCATCCGTACTTTCCAACTCAGTGATTATGTGGAAGTTCGTGAAGCCACTATCAAAGATGGTATTTTGACAGTGAGTTTGCAACGCATTGTGCCCGAAGAAATGAAGCCAAAGCGTATTGCAATCTCCTACGCAAAATAATATAATGTAGTAAATACAGTGGAGGGCATGTTGCTCTCCACTCAATAGCAAGGGAAAAAGATGTCCGATACAGCTACGCAAACAAGAACTATAATACAACCCAGAGAAGATCTCAAAGAACCTCCCATGTTCAAGGTCATATATCTCAATGACAATCAAACTTCAATGGAATTTGTAATCGAAAGCCTGGTAGCACACTTTGATTATAACCCTGCCACAGCAGAAAAACTCACTGTAGACATCCATGAAGATGGGTCAGCAGTGGTAGCAATATTGCCCTATGAGTTAGCCGAACAAAAAGGCATCGAAGTCACTGTGGATGCTCGAGGCGCTGGTTATCCACTACAAGTCAAACTTGAGCCTGATCAGGTTTAAAAGTTTATTTCAATTCGTTTAGGATAATACACCGATTTTGACCAAGGTGTATTTCCACGACCTCTGCAGTTGTTGACATAACGCACTCCGCCTAACCAGGAATCTACATCACCGTGGTAGTGACCAAAACACCAGGTGTGTATCTTTGATTCTGTGTCATTGACCACTGCTTTCATGATATGACTGTTGCCAGACGAATTTAATCTGTAGGTGTTGGCCAGTTCATTGTCGTGTTTGATAAGATCCACACAAGGAACAGTGTGTGTGACTATGACTATTTTCTTAACGTCTTGATGCGTTTGCAGTCGTTCTACAGATTTGGCAAGATATGCAAAGTCATTGAGGGCCATGGATTCAACAGCATCCACAGCGGTTTGGTTAATTTGATAACGATCTCGAAACCACTCTCGACTTTGGTCGTAGTCAATGTAAGGATCCATGTCAAAGGTCCACCAAGCATTGGTTCCTAAAAAGGCCACACCATCCACAATACAAACATTGTCTTGTAGGTATGTTACATTGGGTATGTCTTCCAATTCTTCGGCCAATGACCGATAACTTTCCCCAAGGTCGTCTAAATTAAATCTATGTTCATCGTTGCCGTCTATGTAAAAAACAGCTCGATAACGTTCGCCCAGGTGACGAAGAGTTTCAATCACCGTGGTACGGTCTCGAGATATATCACCAGCTACCACGCACATCATGCTAGTGGCTTGACCGGTCCAATCAAAAGGTTGGTCCCAGGTTTCTATATGCAAATCGGAAATTAAATCAAAGGCAAGTTTCATGATACATATTTACAGGAGAACAATCATGCATATAATATTTGGCGATGAAGCTGCCGCAGAAATGGCACAAAAATACACAGTATTAAAATTGGATAAAATCCAATTGGACCCCACAGGCCCAGTGTTAAACAGTTATTGTGTGATCGACAAAGATCAGGTACAGTTACAGGACATTGGCAAAATGGAAAACATAATCAATTTGCATGCCAAGCTCATGGAAAACTATTGTCGGAAAAATTGGAGTTTTTGTGAACAGGCCTTGGAGCATTTGCACGGAACATTCAACGGTACCTTAAACTCCTTCTACGATCATATTTCAAATAGAATTGCTAAGTACAAAGATACGGACCCTGGTCCGGATTGGAACGGCGTTTATGAAAAATACAATAGCGGCAATTAGTGTCGCACTAACACTATCAGCTTGCGCACTATTTCCTAGCTACTTTGACACCAACGAGCAAGCTCGTATCACTGACATCATCCTGCTGAGCCAGGATGATTCTGTTTGTAGTCGTGCCGATATAGCCACAGTGGCTCGAGACATTGATCATTCTGCACAGTGGTTAAAAATTTACAGTGCATCTATTCCCAGAAACAATGCGCTCACAGACATGACACGTAATCTTGCTGGTGTGACACAGGACTTCCGATCAGCATACCAAAAAGAAAAACAGCCTAGTCAATTTTATTGCCGTGCCAAGATAAAAATAATAAATGAAGCCACGACTCGCATGCTAGACGTCAGTGGGAGGAGACCTAGATCATGAGCATAATAGACGTAGTTAATAATTTTTGTAACAGTGAAGGCGAACTTGGCAATCGTGTTAGATTGGCCGTGAGTTACAGAGATGCACTAGCCCGTGGCGACATTGATGATCGTGAATATCAAGAACTCTTGATTGACCTACAACGTCTAGAAAACATACAGTTAAGTGCAGGCGAACTAGACGCACAAATTGCATTCAATGAATGCATTGAACTGTTGAAAAATCTTCCTATTAGATAAAACGCACTCTTATTTGTGTCGGCTTTAGTTAAATACAACTAGGAGCTCGCAAATGAAAAATATAATAATTGCGGCGCTGGGCATCGCAATAATGCCTGTTGTTGCTGTTTCTGCACCACTGCCAGACTTTAGTTTTAAAAGTCCTGCTTTTAACGGAGTAGGTTATAGCAGTCACGTCCTCACAATCGAGAATCAAGAAGCCACACGTCGTAAAGCTCTTGAAGACAAAATACAATCTGCCATAGACAAAGCGGCTGCTGATGCTAAAAATACAAATCTGGCAAAGTTTTTAAACAATCTAGAAAGTCGTATCTATGCTCAGATCTCGCAGAACTTGGCCACGGCTATGTTTACTGCTGGAACTTCAACGTCGGGTTCGTTTAACTTTGAAGGCAACGTAATAGAGTGGACCAAAGACAGCACCAGTGTTTATCTCACAGTGAGAGACACAGTGGGCAATACCACACAGATCACAGTGCCATTGGGACAGTTTACTTTCTAATATGAAAAAAGTATTAACTATATTCTCTTTGATCACAATATTAAGTGGATGTGCCATCATCCAAAGCACCAGCTTGAACGAAACAGATCCCACAGTGTCCGCACAAAGAGAGAATATCAAAAAAGATTTTGATACTCTTCCGCCACCAAGTTCGGGCAAACCAATCAGTGTGGCAGTTTACAGTTTTAAAGATTTAACCGGCCAACGTCGTCCACAAACCAATGTGGCAAGTTTATCAACAGCAGTCACACAAGGTGCTGAAGCATTTTTAATCAAGGCACTACAAGATGTTGGCAATGGTCGTTGGTTTGATGTAGTTGAGCGTGTGGGCATAGATAACCTGACCAAAGAACGTCTGATCATTCGTCAGATGCGTGAAGCCTACGAGGGCGCCAACGCTAAACCACTCATGCCCATGCAGTTTGCTGGCATGATCATTGAAGGTGGTATTGTTGGGTACGACTCATCGATCAACAGTGGTGGCGCTGGTATGCGAGTGTTCGGTATTGGTAAACAAACACAATGGACACAGGATGTGGTCACAGTAAGCCTACGTGCTGTGAGTGTAAACACAGGCAAAGTCTTGGTCACAGTTGCAGTACAAAAAACTATTTTAGGATCTGCTGATTCAGTGAGTGCATTGAAATTCTATGACATGGGCACCAAAGCCTTTGAAGCAGAAACAGGACTCACGATCAATGAGCCCGGAACTTATGCAGTGAAATCAGCCACTGAAGCCGCTGTGGTAGAGTTGATCAAAGAAGGACAACGCAAAGGAGTATGGGATTTTAAACCGGAGACACCACCCCCAACACCACAAGTTCAGTCTGGATCTCCGGCTCCAGTGATTGCCAGCGAGATTAAGACTGTTTCACCGCAAGTCAAGGAGAACAAAAATGAGTTGGTTCAACCACAAACCCCCAAAGCATCCGCCGCTGCCACCACAACAACACCCGCACCGGTTCAGCCCAATATCGGAAAAGATACGCGAGGGGACAAAACAGAAAGTAAACCCGTTGTCACAAAAACAGAAGAACCCAGACCGCTGTTCGGACAACGAAGATTAAAAGAAGCTGAGTTCATTTATAAAGAACCCAATGATCGTAGTCAAAAAACTTGGCAGTTCAAAAAAGGCACAGTGGTAGACATCAGACAACCAGGCAGCGATGGTTGGGTCAGAGTCACTGACAGCGAGCAACGAGGGGGCTGGATTCGTGTGGAACAACTAGAAGAACTTGGCCGTTAAAATGCTGTCGCTTAATAAAACAGCAATAACGATTAAATATTTAAGTAGCATCAGCCTCATGCAGTTTAAGGAGGTAAAATAATTATAAGGTCAAAAAGACCAGGGAGCTGGGACAGGGAAATATAAACCCGTCCTTGATGGAAATGAAAAACAGAATGACAGGCGCCGGTGGGTTGTCGAGTAAATTACTCACCCTAATGTTGGTGTTAGGCATTAGTTGTACTGCAAATGCTGTAGACAACAGCATATACATAGATCAAAGCGGAGACACCGCCACGATCAACATTACCCAAGACGGTTCTACCAACCGTGTCAAGGGTATACTGCCTAGTGGAAACCCAGGATTGACCACAGACCCAGCAACAATCACAGGCGATGGCATTTTGGTCAACGTCCAACAGGTTGGCAATAACAACACATTAAATCTTGGAGTTAATACTACCACTGCTTCGGGAGGAAATCCTACAACAGTCAACTACTCAGTGTCAGGCAACAACAACCAGGGTATGATTAACTTAAACAATGATGGTCAAGGTACCAATCAAAGCACTACATTAGATATCACACAGACCGGTGGAACCAACGTTGCTGATGTGGGTATCTTGGGAGCCAACAACAGTCTGACAGTGGATCAGAGCGGCGGCGGCGCAACTATCTATGCTAGAATCAATGCCGATGACACCATGTCTACAGTGACAACCAGTGGTGGCTCGGGCAACGAAGTCAGCTTAAATCTCACAGGCAACAAAGGACAAGCAGATGTAACCATTGTTGGTGGATCCAACATTGTAGGGATCACACAAAGCGGTGGTGGTACATTGGGTCATAAGTCCACTGTTAACCTTGACGGGTCCGGTAACAATGTAGCCATAACTCAGGGCGGTACCATTGACACCAATGTCAATTTGAAAAGTGTAGGATCTGGTAATGCTTTTACTATCAACACTCATAACTAAGAGGGAACAATGAAACTATGCAAGCTACTACAATGCGCACTCTTGCTGAGTATATCACTGAACTGCATCGCGGCGATAGGTACCATAACAGAACAACTCAATGCGCCGGGTTCGATACAACGATCCACGGCAACAGTGACGGGGACCAAGGGGACCAAGGTGGAGATGCAGGACTCAGTCAAGACCCAGCAGGGCAAGCTGGGGATAACCTTTGACGATCAAACTCGTGTACAGGTCAACGAGAACTCCAAGTTAGTCATTGACAGCTTTGTATATGATCCTAAAAAGGGTGCGGGTAAACTGGCAGTCAATGTGGCCTTGGGCACAGTGCGTTATGCTTCGGGACAGATTGCTAAAAATAGTCCACAGAATGTGGCAGTCAACACACCAACTGCCACTATATCAGTTCGTGGCACAGATTTTTCAGCCACAGTGGATGAGTTGGGGCAAAGCACTATTATTTTGCTACCTAGTTGTCCTAATGATCGCAGTAATAGAACTGCACGAGATATTGAGCGTGATTGCAAAACTGGCGAGATTGTGGTAGAAAGCGATGCAGGACAAGTTATTCTCAATCAACCTTTTCAAGCCACAAGAGTGGACAGTCGCGGTGCCGCCCCTAGTGCGCCAACCATACTAAAGCTCAGTGAAGATGCCATTGGCAATATGTTGATTATGTCGCCACCACGCGAACTCAGAGAAGATAACACTCGTAACCGTGCAGAACTTAGAGGAGCCTTGGACATAGACTTCCTCAAAGAACAAGGCCTGGTCAATGCTCTTGACGCACAAGAAAAAGAAATATTTCAAGACAAGTTGAGTCGTAACTTTTTAGATCAAGACTTCTTGGCCAACATCTTGGACATTGTGAACGCACAGTTGGCCGCACAGTTAGACTTGTTGAATAAAAACAACAACAGCAAACTATTACCTGATTGGTTACCATTGACTGGTGTCACTGTGGATCTTCAAGAGCCCAAAGTAACCCTAGCCAGAGACGATGGTAGCAACATCATGAGTGTTACAGTTCCAACCTCACAAAATCCCACAGTGATTATGTCACAGGGGTGGGTCATGGACATTAAGAATCGAGTCAACAATGGAGGCAGCACAACTATTACGCTGATACAAAAATGATAGAAAAAGATCATTACAAAGCCAGTCTTGAATACTGGCGACGTTGGGAAGCAGAAAAACAAGCATTGTCCAAGCGAAATCTAATAAACGGTTGTTTTATAGCTGTTGGATTATTTGCAATGCCTTTTGTCATACTATTTGCTTTGATTGCAATGACTGGCAAGGCTCACGCACAAAACCAAATAAATCAAGGTCTGAATCCTGGCGTGGCAATTCCTGCTGCCAGCACAGTCTATGTTGATCAAATAGGTAACTACAATACCATTAACATAGAACAAAAAGACACAGTGGGGCACTCAGCCACTGTTACCATGGGCAAACTCAGCGATGTTGATCATACCACAGTTTCTATACTACAACAAGGCACAGGAACAAAAACAGCATCAGTTGAAATAAAAGCCGGCACATACAACAATGCTGTCATCAATCAAGATGGGGCAGGCAATCACTTGGCCAGCATACAGAATCTCAATGGCAGCAACAACGGCATAACTGTCACGCAAAGCGGAGCAGGACAGCATGAGTTCAACGTGATTGGCGGAGCAGGGACCACAAACAGCAACAATTCTATCACTGCCACACAAAGTGGAGGAATAGGTGCAGAGAAATGGTTTAATGTTTGGCTCAACGGTGCCAACGGCGCCACTGTCAATGTACAACAAACAGACAACAATCCTGGGCAGGCATCATTTAACATACAATGTCAAACAGGTTGTGGAGCCTGGAGTTACATACGTCAATAACTCAGTGTTTATTTTGTTGAGAAAACACTTTAAATACTTTACATGAAGTAACGTCTAGAGCTAGACTAACATAATGTTAAGCCCCTTTCGGGGCTTTTTTATTTCTTAAGCAAAAATTTCTTTTTTAAATGTAACCGAACTTGGTTGTATTGTAACGCAGTGATTGCCACAGCGGCGGCCCAGGGCACTACCTTCACAGCCCATTCTGCAGTTTGTGCCCACCAACTGGCCAACAACGGTTCTTTGGTGGCCATTTGCACAGCAACCGCAAACAACACAAACGATCCCACAAACACACTGTCTGGAAAACGTTTGAGAATCTTACTGACCAATCCAGCTCCAAACAAAATGATTGGCACTGAGATTAGCAAGCCAGCAATGACAAGAACAAAGTTTCCATTGGCTGCCGCGGCAATTCCTAGAGCATTGTCTATGCCCATGACAGCGTCGGCAACTACAATGGTGCCGATGGCACCCCAGAATGTGTCTTTAGCTTCAACGTTGTGTTCTTCGTTGTTGAAAGCCAATTTCCATCCTATCCACAACAACGCCACAGCACCAATTAAACGCAGTCCAGGTATCATTAAAAGATATGTCAGTGCGGCCACACTAACAAAACGTATGGCCACAGCGCCAAAGGTTCCCCAGAAGATTGCTCGCTTTCGTAAATGTTCCGGAAGTTTGTTGGCTGCCATGCCAATGACTAATGCGTTGTCACCGGCCAACACAATGTCTATTAGTATGATAGCGAGAAATGCCCACAGGGCTTGTAATGTAAATAACTCCATTTTAATACTCCTTAAAAGAGTATATCATGGATGTCATTCCAATGAATGAGGATTATACGATCCATAATATACTATGATATTATGGTCTTGTCCGGAACCTATTTCCTTATGCACCGAGCCGTTAAGCCGAATTGACGACGCATAAAACTCTTATATTAAGAGTGGACTACTCCCCATGCAAGTATTTAGTAAATACATGATGCTAAAGAAAACTACTATTAAAAAATTACTGGTTAGTCCATGGACAGCATTGTTGACATTGGCACTTATTTTAAGTATAAGAATCGCAGACCCTACATTTGTAGAAAGCATAAGATTACGATATTTTGACACACTGATCACAGCGCAGGCACCCACTGTCAACAATATCTATACTGTGAACATTGATGAAGCCGCCCTAGACAAGTATGGACAGTGGCCTTTGCCCAGAGTCAACTACGCAGAAATTGTACAGGATCTATATACCCGTGGCGCTGGACTGGTTGTACTCAACGTGCTCATGGCTGAGCGCGATCGCACTGGAGGTGATGGTGCGCTGGCTGCCATGCTACGACATTATCCTGTGGTCTTGGGCTCAGTGCCCAGCGCCAAAAACAAAAACACTCCTCGTGTGCCAGGATCAGCTGTGTTGAATCCAGAGTGGATGGATCAGATAGTCACATACCCAGGATTGATCGCCAACGTTTCTCAGTTGGAACGCAGTGCCGCTGGTGTGGGCATTGTCAATACCTTGCCAGAAGTAGATGGTGTAAATCGTCGTGTGCCCTTGATAGTCACAGTTGACAGCAAACTATATCCAGGGTTGGCTCTGGAAACTCTGCGTGTGGCCACAGGCAATGACACTTTCCAGGTCAAACTGTTCGAAGGCGGCGTTGAAAAGATGCGCTTGCCTGGAGATGTTGGTATACTCAACACAGACAATCTTGGACGCATCTGGATTGACTGGAGTCAGCAATCAAAATCAGTGTCACTGACCAGCTTGCCCAAAGACTTTGGTGGTGCTATCGTTATAGTTGGTGCTACTGCCGCAGGCATTGCCAACCCTGTGCCCACCAGCCGTGGTGCTGTGTTTCCACATGAAGTACAGTCCGCTGTGATAGGTACCCTGGCAAACGGCGTGAATATTCAACGGCCAGACTGGGCGGATGGTGCTGAAATCATATTCATAGCAGTGTTGGGTGTGATCATTATTGGATTATCGAGGTGGACTTATGCAGGTATTCTTATATCTATTGTGGGGATCATTGCCCCTATTGTTGCCAGTCGTTTGGGCTTCAATGAGTGGCGAATCTTGGCAGACGCAACGGCAAGCACGGCTGGTCTTGTTCTCGTGGCTCTGCATACTTACGGCGTTAAGTTTGTAAGTGAGTTCTTACAGAAACAAGCCATAAAGAAACAGTTTGCTGGCTACTGTTCAAAAGAAGTGGTAGAGATGCTACAGAAAGATCCAGACTTGATCAGGCGAGGTGTGCGCAAAGACGTATCAGTTATGTTCAGTGATCTACGTGGCTTCACACCCATTGGTGAACACTACGGCGATGACGTAGGCGGACTAGGCCGGTACATGAACGGTTACATGGATGCTATCAGCCAACCCATGATGGACAACAAAGGCATGATCATCAAGTATGTGGGCGATGCCTCCATGCACATACATGGTGCTCCCATTGAAGATCCTAATCACGCTAGAACTATCGTTAGGGTAGGATTGGAGATGTTGGACAAGGTAGACGAGTATACCAAGCTGATGGAAGCACAAGGCCTGCCACCTGCGGCCATGGGTTGGGGTTGTAATTCAGGTATTGGCTTTATTGGCGAGATGGGTTCAACAGAACGACACAGCTATGACATCTTGGGTGACATGGTGTCAACAGCCGCAAGACTAGAAGCACGTTGTAAAGCCTATGGTGTGTTATGTATCATTGGCGCTGAAACATACAACAGAACCAAAGACGATTTCTTCTATTTGTTGCTGGACAACTTACAGCCTAAGGGAAAAACAGTAGCAGATTTGATCTACACAGCACTACGTACCAAGGGCGCAGACTACTCAAAAGATCGAGCACAGCATGAAGAGATGCATGCCCTGTACCGTCAGAAAAAGTTTGACGAGGCCGCCGCAATGTGTAAAAAACTAGCAGGTAACTTTGGCGGGCAGATGGACAAGTATTACAAGATCTGGATTGAGCGTTGCGAGTTCATGAAGCAACAAGATTTAGGTGATAACTGGAACGGCGAATTTATTGCTCACGAGAAATAAATGACAAACCCTACTATAGCATTGTTTATACATCAACCAAAATGTTCTATACAAAGTGGCAACGGTATAATACAAGCGTTGGGAGATCATTATAAGTTTAAAATTTTTACAAAACACAGTTTAGAAAAAGATTTTTTTGACAATATTGACATGGTGGCCTTCCCAGGAGGCACTGGAGATTCAGAAAGTTTTGATTATCTCATGTCTGACCATCTTGGTCGTATCAAAGATTTTGTTGACAAGGGCGGCAGATATCTTGGTATTTGCATGGGAGCATACTGGGCAGATCATCACTATTTTGATCTATTAGATGAAGTTGAAGCACAACAGTACATCAGAAGACCAGGAACAGACACTCGTAGACCACACCCCAAAGCACTTGCTGTGAACTGGCAAGGACAAATTGAAAAGATGTATTTTTATGATGGTTGTGCCTTGGTTGGCAATGCTGAAAAGTTTAAAACGATTTCTAGTTATGCCAACGGTGATGCCATGGCCATAATACAAAACAGGGTAGGACTAATAGGGTGTCATCCAGAAAGTGAAAAAAACTGGTACACAGAATATCATCAATGGATGCGTCCGCATTGGCATCACAGACGCCATCATCAACTACTGCTGGATTTTGTCAATCAGTTGATGGAACGTTAGCCTTCGCCGGCTGCCGCTGTTTTCTTGTCGTCCTCGTCTGCGACCTGATTGATTTTTTGTTCAGCTATCACACGTTCGTGATCAATGGTTTTGCCACGTAAATGTAGCACAACATCAACCTTTTGATTTAATCGAATTAAATCGTTGTCTAACATACGGATACGATCTATCAAGGCAATCAGCACTGTGTTGGCTTCTTTGAGCACAGGTTTGACTTCTTTGGTGGCCCAGGTCCATACATAATAAATCATGTACCCCATGCCCCCGGCTGCCACTATGGGAAAGCCGTATTTGTTGATCATTGCCACTAAATCCATTTGTCTTTTTCCTTTAAAATGCTAACCCAATCAAACAACCCAACACAAATGCTATGATTGAAAACTTAAACAGGTCATGATCATGCCATACAGGTTGTGTTTTTAAATATTCTTTTGTGTGTGCAGGTAAACTGTCGTACCATGCAGTCCATTTACTCATTTCCGTGACCCCTTATAAATTTTTCCAGCGGGTCAACTTTGACCAACTGAGCTTGTCCGTCGATATTGATAATCTTAAACACATCCCCATGCTTCCATCCCAGGTTATCAATGTTTAATTCTTTGTCAAAAATGATACGACTCTCTGATAGATCCCAGTCATAATCGTAGTATCGCATTTCTCTTCCTTTATCGTTACAAAATCAACCATCTTTCTAATGGCCTTTTCTTGCTCGTAATAATCTAAACACATTTGAGTCCACTCGTCCCTGTTGCAGAAAACGTGTGTGCGTTCTTTGGCAGTCCAGGTACGAGGATCACTAGTCACGTCGGGCATCATTTTTACCGTCCGCTCTCGCTATGCGATTGGTGTCTGGTTTTAAACCCAGAGCATTGGATACCACTGTGTCAATACGGATCACGTCGTGGTTCATGGTTTTTACACGATTGTCTAGGGCAGTGATTATTCCTGAAAGTCCTTGTACACTACTCATAACTCCAGCGAGTATGAATTTCAGTGTGAGGAAAATGAAGTAACCGCCAGCGCATGCGGCAGCGATTGGAAAACCAACCTCGGCCACGAGTTTGAAAAAGTCCATTTTAGCTCCTTAGATCCTCTTGCGGGATTCTTTGGAGTATTTACCAATAACTGCTAGTTTATTTTTGTGCTAGAAATGTAGCAAAACACCAGTGCGCATCAATCACAGTGACCTGGCTGAATCCCACATCGCGCAGTGTTTGTAACCACCAGCTCACAGGCTGTACTTTCATCACGCCTATTAGGCTTTGCGCCTTGGCAGCGATTTCTTCATCACTGCATCCCTGTGATCGTTTCCAGGCATGATAGAATCCAATCTGATCAGGGTCTTCGCTGACCTTGTCTGAAATCACAGCAAACCCTGAATCATCCAGACTATGATAGATATCTTTGAGATATTGTATTTTGTCGTCAATGAAATGCAGGGTCCAGTTGCACAGCACAGCATCATAATTGCCCTGTGGAAAATGATTGCTGTGATGATATGTGGCTATAGAATGATCGCATTTAGACAGCATGGATTCACTGGCATCCACACCGTGTAAATTACGGTACCCTGCTTGATGCAATGTTTCTAGGGTGTGACCAGTGGCGCAGCCAACATCAATCACAGAGCTTGTAGGACTTAAAAAATGATCGCACAAACCAACACATTTTTTGATCACCAAATCATAATTGGGTATGTGCTGTCGAGCGTGATTTACAAAATGATCAGCCACGGTCTGATCAAATGTCCAGGTTTTACCAACGTTTAAATGCATGGGCTGTTTCCTTGGGAAATTGTTGACTGTCTACGAAATCATATACCAATTTAGAGCCTTGAGTACTTCTAAGAATAAAACGCACAGCATAGCCCGGTGACTGCAAACTGTAAACATCGGGCAATTCTTTTACAGCCTGTTCATTTAATTCAAAATCTGATGACCAACCTAGGTGAGCAAAAATTTTAGCAAAAGCTGCCATGCTGGGCCGGGCACTGTCGTGCAGTTGGCTACCGCCTTGACTCATTGTTTGTCCACTGGTTTCTATGGATATCATGCTTGTTGTTTTCCAAAGATCCATGAGTTCAACATCAGTCTTTTCGGGCCAAATTTCTTGCAGTGCTCGATAAGGATGATAGCTTTCAATTATTACTTCTTTGCCAATTCTGCAGATATGTTTTATCACTGAGTAATAATCAATCATGGAATATATGCTGCCAGCTATGACAACAACGTCAAAGTGTTCCTGGCAATTTTCTAAAAATCCAATGATATCTGACTTGATGATCTTCCATTTATCTTGCGGGTAGTAACCACTGAGATTTTGGGCAGATTGGTCAACAAACGCCTGCTGTAAATCCACACCAGTGTAGTGGTCAGCACCGTGGTCCAATGCCCAGGCACCTGTGGCAGCCACGCAACAACCCAAATCCAGCACTCTTTTTCCAGTGAGATCAGTGTTGGCAAACCATAATTGATGACGTACTGCCATTACATCAGCAGTGATTGGCATCATATAGTCTCGAGGTCTTTGGGTTCGGATGTCTGTGGAAATGAAATCGGGCTTTGATAAAAAGATATTCATGGTACCCTATTTAATGGTAGCAAAACCCAAGAGAACAAAAATAATTTGACAGCAACCAAAAAAACAGCTAAAATATAGCTTGTGTCTGTGCCTTTTAGAGCAGTTATCGTAAATATAGCTCTTTTAGAAATATACGCAGTTAACCGTGGTGTTAGGTCTAGTACATATTACTACGGTAAAAACATAAACCTGTAAACAAGGAGGAAGTTATGACAGAGACAACATCAAAGTCAGGAACGCACCAAGTTGGCATGGTCAAACTTTTCGTAAGTCTGCCCCGTGTGATTGGATTGATGATAGTAATGTCAATTTTAATCACTGTCACAAATTTGCGTCTGGATGCGCTGGCATCTAGCAACGAAGGCCAAGCCCATAGGCAAGGTTTCGTTTCTGTAAGCGACCGCACTAAGCAGTTAGAGTGCTTGGCTCGCAATATCTATTGGGAATCTGCCAACCAGCCTTTTGAAGGCAAAGTGGGTGTGGCCCAAGTCACGCTGAATCGCGTGGAAGATGGACGTTTTGGAAAAGACGTCTGTGGAGTAGTATATCAAAAGAATGTGGTGTATGAAAAGGTCATCTGCCAGTTCTCTTGGTACTGCGAGCCCACACACAAGGTGCGTCCTGTGCATCCTGCACTGTGGGACGAAAGCATGGAAGTGGCCAAAAAGGTCCTGTTGGAAGGATTCCGTTTGCCCAGCTTGAAAGAAGCTCTTTATTTCCACGCCGACTACGTAAACCCTGCTTGGCCCAACATGATACGAGTGGCCACGTTTGGTAATCATGTGTTCTACAAGAAAAAGGAATCAAAATCATGAGCAAGTTTTTGAACTTTGTTTCAAACTTTCGCGCCAACTTCAGTCAGTGGCTCAGTCAAAGCATACACACTGTATCGGCAGAGACCCTGGGCTGGTTGGCAGTGATCTTGATACACGGTGCCACTGTGCCCACGCTGTTGGCTCTGCTCACAGGACTCAGTGATCGTACTCCTTCAGTGGATATCATTCTGCTGATGTGGTCAGGACTGGTGCTGTTGTTTGGTCGTGCAGTGGTGCTCAAAGATTCCTTAAACATCATCACCATTGGCACAGGATTCATTGTGCAGGCCGTGTTAATGGCCTTGATTCTGTTTAAGTAGAACCACGCAGTCTGCGGATCAACGGCACAGTCATTTTGAGAATCTCTTGTTTTTCTGGTGTAAACCATTCAGGTGAATTCTTTCGTAGCCATTTCAGTCGATCCCAATGGTAGTCTGGGCTTAACTGACCCTGATGTTGATCCCAGGCCTGTGCAACATTTTCTTTGAGTTCGTCAACAATGGTCTTTAAGAAATCAGGATTGAAAAATCTTTCTTGATTTCTTTTGGCTATTGCCCGACATTCATCAATCATGAGATTTTGTTGAGATTTTGGCAACTGAGATATTCTACGCATCTCTGTTGTTATAGCTATTATACGAGCCTGGCTGTCTTTGATGTCATCGTAGGCTTCGTTGATCCAGGGGCCAAATGTTTCAAATCCATATCGTCTTAACAGTGCCAAACTGCCTGAGCCAGCGGCCAATATAAAAGGATGTCCGCATGCGATGGGTCTTAATACTTTTTCTGTGAGATGTATCCTATCATCAAACACTGTTTCCAATACCACACTAAATGCAGTATGATTCAGATCTTGAGCACTGTAGATCGCGCTGTGATTTGATGTTACTTGTTGAGCATCAACCGATCCAATTTGACAGTGCTGTGTTAAATCACAAATCAAATTTAAAAAATCTTTTCGATATTGTCGCGATCCAGTTAAGTCACGTGCATAGACTAAAAATAATTTTTCAGGAACAATGTGCTGTAACGACAAATCGTGCTGAGCATATCTATACCAGTCCAATGCAATCACAGCGTGACTCCACCAGTATGCTCCGACATATTTTCCAGTGTTTTCATATTTTACCAATTCTGCAGAGTCAAGCTCACTGTGTAACAATGTCCATTTTTTCTGCCAGGATGATGGTATGATATTTCTTAAATTAAAATTTTCATGAGGGTAAGATGACTCGTTGGTTGTGCTTTGTCTAAATCTTTGCATAAACTCACTGTGGTCTTGATAAAATTCAAAATTCAATGGTTCTTGATCACAACAAACCAAAACAGGTTGATAGCTTCTTACCTGTACATAGTATGGCATATGAGGCAATGCTGTTGGAAACACCTGATGTATTGTTCTGAATTGTTTTGGGATTCCATTGGGCACATCAAGATCAACAAATCCATCTGCTTCGTGAATGTCAAGTTGATAATCTCTAAGATCAGCAAGCTCTTTGCTACCCCAGGGATAGGTTCTCAAAATCCAGTATCGTTTTTCTGTGACCTGGTGTACAAAATCGTATAAATTATGTGAAGGAACCGTCATAATGGAGGATACAATGAATATAGGTTTTATTGGTTTAGGTAAACTGGGATTGGACTGCGCAGAAGTCTTTGCTGAACGTTACTCAGTTTACGGATATGATATATATCCACGCTACAGCGAATCTGTAAAAGTTTGCACCAACGTTGAGGAAGTGATTGATCACAGCGATTGGTTGTTTATTGCTGTGCCCACACCACACGCTGAAGGCTATGATGGCAGTGTACCAAGCTCGCACATGGAGCCCCGAGACTTTGGGCATGACGCTGTAAAAGAGGCCATTGGGTATATCAATACCTATGCCAAAGAACCCAAACGTGTTGTGCTAATTTCCACGGTACTGCCAGGCACCACACGCAGACATTTTGCTACCTTGCTGGACAATCGTCATCAGTTCCTTTATAACCCGTATCTTATTGCCATGGGGTCAGTGAAGTGGGACATGGCCAATCCAGAAATGGTCATGATTGGCACAGAAACAGGCGATCCGTCAGAGATGCGTGATCTCATTGATCTATATCGTCCGCTGATGAAAAACAACCCACGCTATGTCACAGGCACCTGGGATGAGTGCGAAGCCATCAAGATTTTCTACAACACATTCATCAGTGCCAAGGTTGGTCTTGTGAACATGATCCAGGACTTTGCGTTGAAAATTGGCAACATCAATGTAGACGTTGTAACAGATGCTCTGGCACAATCAACCATGCGCATCATGGGTCCAAAATACATGACCGCAGGCATGGGCGATGCAGGTGCTTGCCACCCCAGAGATAACATTGCCCTGCGTTGGCTGGCCGAAGAGTATGACATTGGCTACGACTTGTTTGATACCATTATGGCAGCTCGCGAAGTGCAGGCAAAAAATATGGCACTGTTTCTGGTTGAACAAGCTCGCAAACGCAATCTACCCATAGTTGTTCATGGCAAAGCCTACAAACCAGATGTGCCTTACTGTATTGGCAGTTACTCTACATTGATTGGATACTATATCAATGAAGCTGGATTCTCGGTGAGCTATTTAGATCCTCTAGCCGATGATGACACTGATGTGATACAATCAGTCAAAGGCGCTTGTATTTTGTTAATGGCGCACAATAGACAGATCACTTATGGATATACCGGTGATGTACGTGATGATACTTTCTATGCTCCTATTGAAGCTGGATCAGTGATCGTTGATCCTTGGCGTAAACTAAATGACATGGCGGGCTACGAAATTATCCACTATGGCAACACAAGAAAATCCTAAGCGTTGGACAAAGACCTGGATTGAACCTTGGTGGGTCAGTCATGGGTCTTTGCCTTATGTCAATGAACCTTTCAATGATTTAGAGAGTCTGACATTGTGGAGAGAACTGGGTTACACACAAACCAAGTTCACTGGTGACATGTATGACATGCGTAATCCTGAGCCAGGGTGGATCAATCCTTTTCGCCGGGTATTTCCCTGGCAACACTTCTCGTGGTCAGTGTACAAAATGACACCAGGGTGTGTGTTACCTAACCACGCTGACACCTATGCTCGCTTCAAACGTCTTTATAACATTGCCGATGATGACAGTATATACCGAGCAGTGGTACTGTTGGAAGATTGGCAAAGCGGACATTATTTTGAAATAGATGGTTGCGCTCAAACTAATTGGATCGCTGGTGATACGTTTATTTGGCAGAGTGATGTCAAACACCTGGCTGCCAATGTGGGCATGACCGATAGATATACATTACAAATAACTGGAGTTCCTGTTGAAAATCCATTCCTTCAATGAGTGGGATCCACTGAAGAGCATTATAGTTGGCAGTGCCCGACACGCCAACTGGCCCACCAACGATCCTGTGTTTGCACTGGAAAGTGAAAAAACGCTGTGGAAAGAAACACCCGTGCCTGGTGGTCCTGTGCCTGGGTGGATCATTGACGAAGCTGAAGCAGAACTTGATGATCTTGCTGTTAAACTAACACAACTGGGAGTCGAAGTGCATCGTCCAACAGAGATGGACTTTGTGGCACTGAACGGTATGTACAACTACTGCCCTAGAGACAGATTGTTGGTTGCCGGAACTACCATAGTTGATCCTGCCATGATGTATCCCTGCAGAGACATGGAACTGTCGGCCTACTACGATGTGGTTGACGCCGCAGAGCACTATCTGCACATGCCTCGCAACGAAGGCATGACCTTGGATGCTGCCAATGTTTGTAGACTCAATGACACTTGGTTGTATCTGGAAAGTGCATCGGGCAATCGAGCTGCCTATGATTGGCTCTGCAAGCAGTTTCCCAACATCACGATAGAACTCTGTAATTTTTACGCTGGTGTGCATATTGACTCTACCATAGTTCCGCTACGTGAAGGTTTGGTCTTGGTCAATGCGGCTCGTGTTACATCAGAAACATTGCCCCAGGCATTCCGGGACTGGGAAGTGCTGTACGTGGATACAGTGGTGGAACAGGGCTTTTATCAGTACCCGTATGCTTCCAAGTGGATTGCGTTAAATATGTTAGTGGTTAATCCTACTACAGTAATCATGGATGCAGATCAAGCCGAACTGCGCTATGCATTGGAAACTCGTGGATTTGAAGTAATACCACACAAATTAAGCCATAGTCGTACCCTGGGAGGAGGATTCCATTGTGTGACTTTGGATCTATGGAGAGAACATGCTTGACGCAAATTTAGTCGCACAAATGGTAGAACAAGAAATACGTTCTGCTGTGAACCAACAGGTACAACAAGCTGTGAGCCAAACTGCTTGGCTTGAAGAACTTGAAAACCAAATCATTGAATTTGTACAGGCTCGTATATACGCAAGATTCAGTAGCATTGGCACAGTGCCAGATCTAGTTGATGCTGTGGAGAAAAGTGTTGGGCGTATGTTTGAACAGGGATTTGTTCCTGACCTCAACGCCTATGTTGACCAGGAACGCATACGTCAAACTGTGGACTTGGCCATTGAACGATTCATTGAGCATACAATTGATTCCTTGAGCATTGATCCTGTGTGGGTCACAAAGATAGAAAATCTCATTGCACAGCGCACCGAAGATAGAATACGTGCTCGTCTAAGAGAAATAGATCTCAATCAAGCAGTGGAATCTGCAATAGTACAAAACAAAGAAATCATTGCTCGAGAAATACGCAAAGATTTTCAATCAGCAGGCATAACTGATCTTGCCACAGCCAAACAACTCACTGTGATGGATGGTGTGGTTGTAGTCGAAGGTGAAACAGTCACTAGAGATCTTGTGGTAGAACGCGACACCACGCTCAATGGATCGGTATTGATCAAGGGCAGTTTGGGTGTGCAGGGCAAAATTGCTGTGGACAATGAAACCTGGCAAGAACTCAGCGAGTATGTTGGCACAGTCACGTACGATCGTATCAAACATGATTTTGCCAACGAGCTCATGAACACTGTGATTGAGTCCACCAAGGATGGCATAGACATCAGCAACATCACAGTCAATGGATCGCCCTTGGTTGCAGGCGATCGTCTCAGCCACGGCATAACAAAAAGCAATCTGTCATTGGTGGGCACACTGGAATCATTGGCAGTGAAAGGACAGACTAGTTTGCATGACACCATGCACGTGGTCAAAAACAGAGTGGGTATCAACACTGAAGATCCAGACAGTGCCCTGGCTATCTGGGATGAAGAAGTCAATGTCAGTGCAGGCAAACTCAGCAAAAATGTTGGCTTTGTGGGCACTGGTCGTAAACAAAACCTTGTGTTAGGTACCAACAGGCAAAATCACATAGAGATTGATGCAGAAGGTCTTACAACCATCCAACGATTGCGTGTTGGCCGTAACAATATCTCTTGGGCCACAGAAGTACCTAACTACAGTGGAACCAAAGGTGACATAGTGTTCAATCTCAATGTTGCTCCAGATGCTCCATTTGCCTGGTCCTGTCTTGGCGCATTTCGTTGGCAAGCATTGAAAGCCGCTAAATGAGGACTTGTTGGATTGTTGCGGACGAGTTTGCCAGCACCCACATTGAACCAGAACAAATAAAAAAGATAGCACCTGTATGGGGATCCTGGCGCACCTGGCGGGCTTGGGGCACAGACAATGTACTGTGTCATGATATGACCAAGGCACAGGAACTTGTGCAACGAGCTTTTCAAGCAGTTTGTAATTTTTACACCGCCAGCAAAAATTATGCCACTGTGGGTCGCCCTCAGAGAGTAAATCTCTACGAAGGCGACTTTCCTGGCGAATTGGATCATCCTGAAGAAATCATTGCCATGCATCTAGTGGCCGAAAACAATGATTTGGTTTTGCTATTGGGCTACAATTTGTCCGAAATCACAGTCGAAGACAAATATCAACGTCATAAACAGCTGAATTACCAAAATGCCTTTCGTGCTACCTTAAATACCTACCCAAATGTGCAGTTTGTCCTAATTGATCATCCAGATTCTTTGGCCAAAAGTTTCCAAAATATATCAAATATCACTTGCGATAAATTTGAAAGCGTGTTACAATTACTTAATTGATAACTCCTTTTAGGCTCCAATGACTGCTCGTATAGGCTTCTGTTGCAAATGGCTCAATGATCCGTCCGAATGTGGCGGCATGAAAGTCAATGCCAAGGACCGTGATCTCAACGGTCGATCAACTACCATGCGTTGGCTACGCGAACACCGAGACGAAGCCGAACAACGTCAATGGGATATCATGAATCACAATGCCGCGGCAGCTCTAAAAATGGTAGAACGTGTGGGTAGTTTACCAGAACATCTGCGCATGGTACGTCTGGGTTCCGAAATGCTACAAGGGTACACTGAACCTTCATGGATTGATTGGTGGCAACAAGCAGATATCCAACGTCACCTAGAAAAGATTTTTGCCCCTGTGGGTGCCCGCGCCAGAGAGTTGGGAGTGCGACTGAGCTTTCATCCAGGACAGTTTTGTGTGCTGGCATCAGAAAATGATGGAATTGTGGAACGCAGTATTCTTGAATTTGAATACCATGCAGACATGGCTCGTTGGATGGGCTATGGTAGTACCTGGCATGATCATGGATTTATGATCAACATACACCTGAGTGGACGAGGGGGCCCAGAAAAGTTTCTGCGCAGTCTTGACAAACTCTCTCCTGAGGCTAGAAACCTTATAACTATAGAAAACGACGAGATATCAAATGGCTTGGACATTACTCTTACTGTGGCTGATCGTGTGGCTCTTGTGTTGGACATTCATCACCATTGGGTCAACACCGGCGAATACATTGATCCCAAAGACAGTCGTGTTCAGCGTGTGGTTGAGTCTTGGCGTGACATTCGCCCTGGTATGCATTACAGTGTTAGTCGCGAAGATATTCTTGTTGATCATGATCCCCGAGTTCGCCCAGATCTTGCTGGACTTCTTGCACGAGGTTATAAAAAACAAAAGCTCCGGGCACATTCCGACTTCTATTGGAACTCAGCTGTGAATGAATGGGCTGGCGGTTTTACTGATCAGTTTGACATTGAGTGCGAAGCCAAAGGTAAAAATCTAGCACGTGATGGCTTTGTTGAATCTATAAAAATACATGCTTGATATTTTTCAAAATACCTGGAAGTGGATCTATGAAGATTACTCAAGTAATAGAATTCGTTTTTGTCTTGAGGTCCTTGCTTGGGCTATTAGCATTGGGTGTTCTGTCGTTATGGCATTCACCGTTCCAACACCACCTCTACTGGTTCTCTACCCTGTCTGGATACTGGGTTGTGCTATATATGCTTGGTGCGCTCTTAGTCGGGGTTCCTTTGGCATGCTGGCTAATTACATACTGCTCACAACCATCGATGCCATTGGATTGATCAGGATGCTTGTTTCTTAGCTCTGGTAGATTTGGCTCGAACAGCAGGTTTCTTTTCGCCAGCAGGCTTTTTGGCAGCTGGTTTTTTCTTGGCTGGAGCAATGGACTCAACTGCGGCCTGTGTGGCTTGGGTTGATACAGGCGTAGGTGCTTCAACTTTATAAGGTACTTCAGGGCAAGGCGAAACTGTGGGTTTGGAACCAAAAAACTTTTTCAAAAATGACAACATTTCTATCTCCTTTATTGGGTAATCTATTTAATCCTACTCTATTAAAACACATTAAATATCGTGCAATGTACAATACTTTCTTCAAACTTTTAACTCTTGAACTTTTCTTAAAGACTGTTGCTGAGCATCGAGCTGATCTTTTAAACGACCTTAAAGATCATGGGTGCGATCCAGTGCGACGTATGCGTCGTATACGTATGTTGGCTCAGCTCTCGCAGTACGAAGCCGATATAATCAAAAAAATTGATTCTTTTGAAACCGATGACTGCAAAGAATGGTTGGACTATTCTTTGCTAATGGACACAGTCATTGACATTACCAACAGATCAGCATGAATACTGCGCTCTATGTTAACCCACTTTATTTTCATAAACTAGCAGAAATGAAAGGCTTGTCTGTGGAAAAGGCTGGATCTGTTCCGGTGCTGACGCAGGGCTTTGAGTCATATAAAAAACTAGTACGTATTAACTCTGTGTTTTCAAATGCTCCTCGAGGATTCCCATCCGACAGAACAGGGACAATCACACCGCCGATCAAATTTCATGTGCCGCGAGCCTGGTCTCGACCCACTGAACCAATGACACTGGATCGGGCCATGCAGATGAGGGTCGAAGAAATAGAGTCAAAAAGACAACGCATCAATGTAATGTGGTCCGGGGGAATAGATTCCACTGCTGTGGTCAATGCTTTTTTGTTGCACCTCAAAGATCCCAAACAACTACGTGTGATATATTCTCCCTACTCAGAATATGAACACAGACACTATCTACAATATCTCAAGGATCGCGGCGTTGAAACAGTAGACATGAGTGGCACTGTGTATCTTGACAGTTATTTTGATGGTATATTTGTCACAGGGTTTGGTGGCGACGAATCTCATGCCAGTTTAGACGAAAGTTTTTTGTTGGAGTACGGTCATGAAGTTTTGAATCGTCCTTGGAAAGAGTTTTTCTGGAAGAAAACGCAAGACGATGATTTTATGGATTTCTGCGAAATGTATTTTAATCTAGCAGGTCGGGAAATCAAAACTGTGTTGGAAGCTCGTTGGTGGTTCTATATCAACAGCAAGATGCACATACTTTTACAAATGCAAAATATTTTTTGGTCTGACTATCCAAACTACAGCAAAGATCTTGTGCTGGGATTTTATGACTGTGACCCTTACGAACAGTATGTGACTTGCAATGAAATTGTTGCTTCAAAGGACTACAGCTCCTGGAAACAAAATCTCAAAGATTATTGTTTCAGAGCTGACGGGCTGGAAGATTGGCACAAAAACAAAACCAAGGTTATTAGTTCACAAATCAACTACTATACCAATAAAAAAATTGCATTAAAAAATCTGCATTGTATTTTTATTCTAGACAACGGTAAACGTATTGCCACTCCAGGACTTCCTTTGTTCTCAAAACTAGAATACAACAAATACCACGGAACTACCCTGGATTATCTTTGGAATGAGCCTGAACAAGTTTAATGCTCCCTGGCACCCGTTGAAACAAACCTGGGTTGGGGCAACTTATGCCCCAGAATTTTATCAACCTATTCGAGATCACAGAGTAAGAGAATCACTGCAACAAATAGCAAGAGAAACAGAAGAAGATTATCAAGGCCTTGTTGAGACATTGACTGCATTGGGTGTGACAGTAAAGAGGCCAGAGATTGATCAGTCAAAGACCATAATGGACTACGTGGACCAACAAGGTCAATTAAAGTTCAGTAACTCTCATAGTTATACTTTGATACCCAGACCTCCCATGCAACCGCGTGACAGTTTGTTGATTGTGGGCGAAGAGATGATAGCCACACAGCAAGAAGCTCAATGGTTTTACACTGACTGTGAACAAGCACCTTACAGTTTTGATGCGCCCATGGTCACAGTGATTGGTAATCATCTGATTGCTGACAGTAGAGACTATCCTTGGTTGCCCAGCTATCTCAATGATAGATTTCCTGATCGCAAAGTTGTTCCTGTGGCAATAGGCGGACACAATGATGCTGTGTTTTGTCCTGTGCGACCTGGACTAATAGTCAGCAGTTATCATCACGACAACTACACCAATACCTTTCCTGGGTGGGAAGTCAAGTATATAGAAAATCAAAGTTGGAACGCCATTCCACAGTGGAGAAAATTCAAACATTCAAACGTGGACAAATGGTGGGTGCCTGACAGCAACAACAATCCTGAGTTTTCAAACTTTGTAGACACTTGGTTAAGTAACTGGTTGGGCTATGTCAAAGAAACAGTGTTTGACGTCAACATGTTGCAGATAGATGAAAGCACAGTGTTGGTCAATAACTACAATCGTGAAATGTTTGATTTTTTTAAATTAAAACGCATTGAACCAGTGATAGCTACCTTCCGGCACAGATTTTTCTGGGATGGGGGCATCCATTGCGTCACTGGTGATACCTATAGAGAAGGAGAAGCTGATGACTTCATTGCAGTCTGACCCAGATAATATTTTGTTGGGTAAAATACCCTACATTCCCACATGGCCGTTGAACATACATATTCGTCCAGTGTTGCTCAAAGATTATAAAGTTTGTGATATTGTGGAAGCGTGGGACTATCATGATCTTGATGATTATCGAAAGATTTGGATCACGGTTGAACACAATAACAAAGCTATTGTAAAAGAAAAACTTGAAGAACCTGTTTTTTACAAAATTGACATAAGAGATGACGAACCCAGCGATCATTCTTTAACTGTGTTTATACACGACAAGACCGATGATCACAGTTGTTTTGACGGCGAAACATCAATAACAGTTGCAGTTGAAATAAAAATTGAAATAGATGATATTCCAACCAATCTTCTCAATCCTGTATTTTTTAAAACAATTCCTCTTTTAATCGGTGAAAACGAAAAACAATACACAGCTCAATTCCAAACTCCAATTTTTCGTTATATGATCGAAAACTGGGGTAGCGTGGTCTACAAAGATCTTAAAGATATAAGTAACTGATGTTGACATTATTCTTATATATCCTGGTGATGACACACATCACCATAGCTTGTGTTACACTTTATCTGCATCGCAGTCAAGCACATAGAGGTGTGACATTTGACCCACGAGTGAGTCATTTCATGCGTTTTTGGCTATGGCTCACAACAGGCATGGTCACCAAACAGTGGGTGGCCACACACCGTAAGCATCACAGATTCACTGATGCAGAGGGTGATCCACACAGCCCTAAAAACGAGGGCATTTGGCAGATCTTGCTGGGCGGTGCTTTCTACTATGCCTGGGCAGCCAAAGATCGCCAAATGGTGGAACAGTATGGCGCGGGCACTCCTGACGACTGGATGGAACGCCAGGTCTACACACCATTTAACTTTGTGGGCATAGTGTTGATGTTTTTTATCAACTGCATGATATTTGGCTGGGCCTGGGGATGGTTGCCCTGGCTATGGCAAATGATTTGGATTCCGCTGTGGGCCGCTGGAGTGATCAACGGATTGGGGCACTGGTGGGGATATCGCAACACCCAAACCCGAGACTACTCCACCAACATTGTGCCCTGGGCATTCTTTATTGGTGGAGAAGAACTACACAACAATCACCATGCTGATCCAGCTAGTCCCAAACTCAGCGTGAAGAAATGGGAATGGGATCTGGGCTGGACCTATATCAAAGGTCTGGAACGATTTGGTCTAGCAACCTTACGCACAAACTGATTTAGCCAAAATCCATAATATTGGTATATATTTTTGTTGCATTGCAACATAACTATCATATATAATAGTTCAAAGGAGATGCCGCATAGGGTGGGTCTCCTAGCAGTAAACTCGCTTAACCTAAGGAGAAACACTATGTTTTCATATGACGCGACAATCGATGCAGTACAAACCGGTAAGAAGCAATTTGTAAAAACTTTCATCACAGACGAAAAGATTGCAGACGCACTCAACCAATTTATTGACAACCAAACTGAGTACACCAAAAAAGCTGTCAAAGCTACTTTGGATGCAGGTACCACTGTAGTTCAAGAAACTGTCAAGCACAGCCAAGAAGCTGCCAAGTTTGATTACACCAAATTTGGTGAAGGTATCATGAAGGCCTATTCAGCCCAAACCAAAGGCAAGTAAATCGGTAAAATTCGGTTAACTTTCTGATAGACCAGAAAATCCTACTTGTGTAATAATACACACATGGTAGGATTTTTTATGACCAATCTTTTGGGAGAATCTATGAAGCACTTGGTTATTGCATTATTTGTGGCCTGTTTGACAGGTTGTGGTACGGTTGGAGGCATGGTTTCCGGTGCTGGTTCCGATCTTTCTAAAGCCGGAGAATGGATCAAATCTAAATGAAAAAGACAGCACTCTATCTTGCCCTGGTCACTGCCCTGGGTCTTACGGCCTGTAGTTCAACCAAGACCGCTGATGTGGGATCTGGCAATGCAGTGCCACCAGGCGCACAACAAGCCATTTCTGAACAACGTGCGGCATCAGACTTCAAACGTGAAGGTGTGCGAGTGATCTATTCGTTCACTGGCAATCTTGAAGCAGTGGAGGCTGTGGGCTATGCTCCGGTGTGGGGCAACAGTCAAAATGCTGTCCAGCAAGCCTACGAAACAGCGTATGTATTGGCCAAGGATCGCATGAGCTCATTCCTGCATCCAGAAACTCTTACATCCAAGCGTGTGGTAGATACCATTGCCAAGAACTTGGAAAAAGCCCGTGACAACAAGACCAACAAGTTTGCCACAAACAAAAATCAAGACTTTGCGTTTGAAACCGCAGACACTGATGTGGCCCGAGAAGGCGAAGTCAATCGCGAAGAAAACACAGCGGTGCGCAATGATGCACTCAACATCGCGTCAAACATCCGTACCACAGTGAGCATCCAGCGTTCAGGTATCTTGGGCGGTGTGGTACTCAAAGAAGGCCGAGTGATCAATGACGGCAAAAATGTACAAGTGATTGTGCGTTGGGATCGCAAAGACAACAGCCAGCGTCGTGTGGTCCTTAAAGAAATGATGCAGTGATGCGGTCTTTAGCACTGGCACTGGCTGTGATATTTTCGGCCAGTGTGTCAGCGCAGACTGCTGACACAGCATCTATGTTAAAACCAAACCCTGTGAGTGTGGTAATCACAGTGGTTCCCTGGTTGCTCAAAGACAGCGAACGTTACTATTTTGTCACTGCCAAGGGCTATGGTCGTACCACTGACGAAGCTCGCACTCAAGCTCTAAGAGCCGCAGTAGATCAAGCAGTGGGCAGTGTTGTAAATTCTGAGCGTGAAGTCAAAGATCAACGTCTTGAACGCAGTGAAGTGGTACAGTATGCCGCAGGTTTTGTGGATCGTTATGAAGTCAAACAGGTTGAGCAAGAAAACGGTTTTGTGGCCATGACTGTGGATGTCTATGTCAAGCGTAGCAGGCTCACAGATCGGTTGTTGGGCGATCATCGTACTCCGGGCCGAATAGATGGCGAGCGACTACAAGCTCAAACTGAAACTTTGAATCACAGTCGCCAACAAGGAGATCGGTTGCTGGCCATGGTACTGGCAGATTTTCCCCGACGAGCATTTGAGATTGAGCAAGGGCCCAGTAGAGTCTACTACACTGATCAACGACAACAACAACTAGAACTCAGTTTTAAGTTAAAGTGGCGTCATGCGTATTTGGAAAATCTACGTGAAGCCCTGGCCACTGTGAGTCAAAACGCCAACGCTGGCGATTGCTTGGGATTGTATGCCCGGAAGTGTTCCTATCAAGGCTATGTCACAATCAAAGCTCGCCCAGGCAAGCACGGATGGAGCCGCAGTGCGGCCTTTGATGATTCTGTTACTTTGAACATGGTACACCAAAATTTGATAGAAAGTCGCCCTGCTGTGCTGATCACTATCAACGATCAACAAGGGCGCAGAGTTTGGTCTGGATGTCAACGCTGGAGCGAGCTAGACAACGAAATGTCCGGTTATGTACCCAATGAGCGACTGCTACAACCCACCGGTGATGGCATACAAATCAACGGATATTTGACCCTGGATGCACGGGTGCCCTTTAATCTTACGCCCACTACACCGATGTTAGATCAGGTAAAAATGGAGGTTGTACGGGCCAACCAGTGCTCGAATTAACTATGCCGATTTTGAATTTGCTCATAAGTACGTGAGCTGTTCAGAATCTATGTTATAATGTACATACTTTATGAACAGGACCATTTCTAAATTATGTCAGCGATGATTCAAGAAAAAGACGATCTTACATACTCTCCGGGTGACGATCTTAAAAAGAGCGGCATCTATACCTTCATGGGCGATGTTGATTCAGAATCCATGTTGCCCATTATCGAGTGGATTTTGCACGAAAATTACATTGTCAAGAAAAAGAAAAAAGAACTGATCTTGATGATCTGTAGCAACGGTGGCGACATGGAAAATGCCTTTGCACTAATTGATGTAATGAAGAGCAGTGGTATACCTATCAAAACAGTAGGACTGGGACAAATAGCCAGTTGCGGACTGTTGATATTCCTAGCAGGAACTCATGGTCGTAGAGTTCTTACACCCAATACATCAATATTGAGTCATCAGTATTCATGGGGCAGTGACGGCAAGCATCACGAGCTATTTGCTATAACCAAAGAGTTTGGCTTGGCACAGCAACGTATGATCGATCATTACTGTGAAACCACAGGGCTAGATGAAGAAACTGTTAAAACAAAATTGTTGCCACCCAATGATGTTTGGCTCAGTGCTCTAGAAGCCAAAGAACTAGGTGTCTGCGATCACATCGCACACATCATACGTTAAAAACTTTTTCTTTTCTTGCGCCCAAAAGCACTGGCATCATCTGCTGGTGCTTTTTGTTTTGTGTCTGCGGCTTTGATGTCACTACGTGGTGGAATAAAGTCGACAAGTTCACCTGCACGACTTGGTCCTGGTGCATCTGTTGTGGCGCCTTGCTCTACGTTAGGCACTGCTTTGGGTTCTTTGTTGATGTTGAATACCAACTTACCACCTGAGCTAGAAGTTGAACTATAGCTCTTTTGAGCTTCTAGTGTAACGTTGGTAAACAGTTTGCTGGGCCATACAGTGGTGAATCCCTTGATCACAAACTGATCACCCTTTTGTGTGGCATCAGTATACATCTGTACAAAAGCTGAATTATTAAGAATGTCAGCGGCTGCTTCTGAAAAGTTAGTTTTGGTATTGATCTCGTTGCATACCTTGTAGGCAATTGAAGCCACCATGTGATTGAGTGGGACTACTTTGCTAGGATCTTCTGCTGTGCGCTCTTTGTATATTTTCTTTAGATTGTCACTGAGATTAGTGTCGTCAATGTCAAACCCGGGTTGCCCTGCATATTGTTTTAAACTCATTACTTGTTCTGCTTCGTTCCCATCAATCATGTCTAGATTGATAGCCAATTCCAATGGACCGCTGTCATGATTGCCTTTGTCAATTATTTCCAGTATCTCAATAATTTCTTGATAGGGTTCTATAATATTGCCCAATCCGGCTTGTTCAAGTTCACGTGCAGATTTAAGCAAGTTAATCACCGATGCCATGGCACCTTTGGCGCCTTTGCTGGATAGTTTGATCTGTTTGCCTTCTGGATTGACCAAGAGAGAATCATACAGCGTACCTGACACATTGGTGTTAAAACTCACAACGCAGTCTGCAAATCCATTTTGACCCATAAACACTTCAGCGGCCTTGGCAGCATTGCCTTTGACTGGAGCACCATTGATCAGCACACAGGGCTGTAGCATCTCGCAGAAGTAATCGCGGAACCCTTTGAAGTCCATGTTGCCTGCTGGAACCAGCACAGGAAACTGTGTGGCATCAACAATGATCAAGGCCGCATTGTATTCATCACTTTGATCACCAAACTTGGCAGCAATCTGTGACAATATAGTATCAGGTGTTTGACTACGAAAATCTGTCAACACATCACTGGGCTTGTAACCAGCTTTTTCTTTGGATCCGCGAGCATCAGTTTGACTGAACCCGCCGGGTATGTCTTTGGTTTGGAAAAATGTATTCTGTGTACGTACAGGTTTGATGTCTGAGGCAAATTTTACTAGGTATCTACGACCCACATAGGTATCAAAGCTGGCAACACCAAATGCTCGTGTTCTAGATGAAGGTTGATTGACTTTTTCAAACTTTCGACCCATCTCTGTTTCCAGTTGATCCAGTATGTCAAGCATTTCTTCCATGCTGTCGTATGCTCCAGATTCTGGATAAAAATCCAGACTTTGAAAAGTTATTTTATCGTCGTCGGCATCACTGCCAATACGAGCATATATTTCGCCAGGTTTACGGGCACTCAAACCACGAGATTCTGACAAGGTGTCAACTAGATTTAGTAAGTCTCTCATTGCAATTCTTTTCTATGTATGCTATACTTATCTAGGATACTTACATTATCAAGGAGAAATAATGCCAAATTTTGTGCCAACCGTGCTAGAAAAAACCTCAAACGGTGAACGTGCTTACGACATTTACAGTCGCTTACTCAAAGACCGGGTGATCATGTTGGACACTGATGTCAACGAACACTCAGCTTCGCTGATCGTGGCACAGATGCTGTTTTTAGAAGCAGAAAATCCAGACAAAGATATCTCATTTTACATCAATAGCCCAGGCGGTGTTATCACAGCTGGTATGGCTATCTATGACACCATGCAGTTTATCAAGTGTGATGTGCAGACCATTGTCATGGGTCAGGCCTGTAGCATGGGTAGTTTCCTAGCCACAGCAGGTGCCGCAGGCAAACGCATGATGTTGCCTTATGCACGACACATGATACATCAACCATCAGGTGGCGCTCGTGGTATGCAAAGCGACATTGAAATCCAGTACAAGGAAATTACCAAGATGAAACACATCCTTACTGAACTGTATGTCAAACATAACACAGCAGGCAAGACCTATCAAGACTTTGAACGTGACATGGATCGTGATACATTTATGTCAGCTCAAGAAGCTTTGGCGTATGGTCTGATAGATCGTATTATCGAACATCGAGAATAATGAGTTTCAAAGATAACTTTTGTCCAAGCCCATGGTTACACACTAGAATCAACAATGTTGGTAACTATGAGTTTTGTCGATGGGCAGTCAAGCACGACCGACAGGAGCTTCCAAGCATAACGACACAAAGTCCCATTCATTGGTTCCAGCATGGAATGCGTGACCTGCGTCAGCAAATGCTTGATGGTGAAAAGATTGATGGCTGTGCAGAATGTCATACCATGGAACAACACGGCAAGGTTTCAGGACGACAACGTCAATTACTTAAGATTGGGGTGACACTCGAAGACTTTGAAAAAACTATGTTGAGTTCCCCGTGGCTCAACGAATTTAAAAATACCAAGTCTAAAAACGGATTCACTGATCAGTTACCGCAAGACTGGCAGATTGACCTTGGAAATTTTTGTAACAGTGCCTGTGTTTTTTGTAGTCCTCACTCAAGTTCTCGCATGGCCAGTGAGTTTAAAAAAATTGGAATCATTGATCGATTACCGCCAAGTTCTTGGTGTGATGATCCGGCCAGTCTTGAATTGTTTACTAGAACATTAGAAAATACTCCCAAACTAGCGTACTTGCATTTCATTGGTGGCGAGACTTTGATTACACCAGCCTTTAAGGTAATACTGCAAACGTTGATCAACAATGGGTTGAGTTCGAAGATTGGCCTGGGATTCACTACCAATCTCACAGTTTGGGATCAGAGCATTGTTGATCTTTTGGTCCAGTTCAAAGAAATCAATCTTGGGTTGAGTATAGAATGTGTTCACCCTCTCAACGACTATGTACGGTACGGTGGCAAAATAGATCAAACCATGGCAATACTAGAGAGATGGCTGGAAGTAGCCAAATCTAATTCATGGCTATCACAGTTACGCATCACGCCCACCATGCTGAGCATTTGGCATTTAGATACAGTGTACGAATATGCCATGGAACGAGAATTATCAATTGAAAGCTGTAATTTTTTAAGCGATCCTGTTTTTATGCGTCCTAGTGTGCTACCAATGGAATATAGATCAATGATTCTATCAAAACTAAACAATTGGATAGCAAAATATTCACAGCAATCTACAAAAACAATAGTCAACACCAGAGACCCAAACAACGCAAAAAATCAAGTTTTACTGGATGCCCAAAGTTATGTCAATTATCTGATCAACGAGCCCGATGAAAGTTATAGATTGCCCGAGTTGGTTGACTATTTGAAAAAATTAGAACAGAGTCGTAAAAACAACATACTGGATTACCTACCTGAATATGAACAACTTCTTAGATCTGTTGGATACTGACTGTCAGATTAACGTGACTTTGAAACTGGGAGTGATCCATGACAATGGCTACCCCGGAGTCTCTGTCAGAGTCAATGATAATGTGATTGAATACCTACAACTAACAAAATCAGTGGAGCATCAATTTGATATTCCATTGTTAGATCCTATAGAGATTGAAATATCTATCAAAGACAAACAGTATTCAGAAATTAAGGAAACCGCTGTTTTGATAGATTCAATGAACATTGACGGTTTTGAGATAGTCCCGCAATGGACTCACCTTGCTGAATACCACAGTGAACGTGGTTTACAAGGACCCACGTCATATCTAGGAATCAATGGCAGTTGGAAGTTGACCATAGATCGGCCATTTTATCAATGGCGACATCATGTTACCGATCAAGGTTGGTTGCTGGAACCTATTTCTTACGAGGAAAGTTGAGCTGTTCCCACTCTTCGTCGGTCACAGGCCACCATTGTTGTGCATCAACTAGCACGACTATAAACCTCTTTGGCTTCGTTGATCTTGCCGTTGCGAGCTAAGTCGGCCGCATACTTGGCTTCGCCTAGAGCGCATAAAAACTCCCAAACAGCTGACATTGTTGATTTTACGATTTTCATATATTTTCCTTTTGAGTAAATGTTGGTTTAGTAGAGACTCATGGTTTCTACTGAGATATTTATCTGTTGCATTGCCACAAAATATTAAACTTTTATGACCCTGCTAAGTTAGTAGGCACTAACCTTGCGTTTTTGGGCTGGTTGACCAGAAATTGCCCATTTTGCTATAATATGGACATACAGTTAGAAAACAGGAGCAAAAGATGAGCAAACTTACAGCATACACCTTAGAAATTTACAAAGCTGATCGCCGTGTCAAAGAAGGTCGCAGATTGGTTGAAAAGAAGGACTTCTGCCCAGTTACCCGTGATTACATCCAAACAGTGGTCGCGGACAAAACGGCGCAGGGTTTCATTGTTGAATTACACGAAACCTTTGTGACTCGCACCAACTTGATGGGCGGCGCAGAGTATCAGGAACGCTATGACACGCCTCGCTTTTGCTCACCATCATCTGAATCTTACTGGAGCATGTGATATGGCCTACACCGTTTTCAAACACAATCAAAACTATGGCCCACGCCAGGGCTTGGAAGGCCCGTTCCACTATCCCAATGGGCAAGTCTTGTACTACGATCCCAAACAGGGCGAGTATTATGACCCCCGCACGGACTTTTATGTAGACCGTGAAGATGTTGCAAAAATACAACAGACTGTATTTGACGCTATTGCACGTGACTACAACGATCCTTGGCGCACAGTGACCGTGTAAAAAACGGTTGACCAAAAACCCCATTTTCGGCTATAATATTAACATAGTAAGAAATTAGGAGAGCTAGATGAAATTGATGATCACAACCCAAGTGCAAGAAAACTACGGTGCCCACGATTGGGACGGTGAAGGTGCTTGCCCTCAGCGTTGGAAGTTCAAAGGTGGCAACGATTACTCGTATGCCTTGGGCAGTCATGTTCGCAACACTGAAGCTCTGGCTGAGTTGGTTCAAGCTCTCCGCGATCAGATCGAGTGCGACAACGAAGGTTATCGCGAATACATCCTGGGTTGGTCAGTTGAATCCGACGACTACCTCACAGACTTTGAGCAAAGCCAGCTCGAATACGAAGGTAAGATCACTTACCGCGCTCAAGAACTCAAATTATTGGAGGCCGCATGAACATCGCCCAAATCAACTCTGCCATCATGCATGGTGGTTTCACCAACGATCAACTGGATTCCATTCTGTCTGCCATCAAGTTTGCACGTGAGCAGATCCGCAGAGAGGTACGCCGTGAACTCCGAATTGGTTGCACAGTGAGCTTTGTCAGCAATCGCAACGGGCAAAAATATTCGGGCAAGGTAGATTCGATCAAGATCAAAAACGCCATTGTGGTCACACCTTTGGGTCGCTATCGTGTGCCTTGCAATATGCTCACTGTGGAGAGCGTGTGAGATCGGATCGTTTTACTGTAGGCCTTAAGTGGGCCGGAACAGTCATCACTCTGGCTGGTGCCTTGTGTACCAGTTTGAGAGTGGACCCACTCAACGTCTACCTGCTCAATGTTGGCGCCTTGCTGTTCTTGTGGTGGGCCTTTCGCATCCGTGACCGTGCCATGATCACTGTGAACGCAGGCCTGCTGGCTATCTATGTTTTGGGATTGTTCTTTTCACGATGAAAGTATTTCAAGAAATTACCAAATGGGAAGTTCCAACTCCCAACCATACCTACTTCTGCGACGACTCCAAAAGCAAGATGTATGCTTACATCCGAGTTGGAACCACTGAAGTATTCACTTTTAAAAAACCAATCAGGATTGATGTTCGTGGGCGCAAGTTTGTGGAAGTGCCAAATTCCTGGGATTTTAAAGTAGAAGACCGTCCCGAAGGACGCACTTGGCAGATTCAAGGTAGCAAGGGTGATGTTCACACCGTTTCTGAGCTGAATGGTAATCTAACTTGCTCGTGTTCAGGATTCAAATTCCGCGGTAAGTGTAAACACTTAGATTTGGCAAAATAACATCAAACATCTTTGCCAATTAGCTAGACCTTGCCCGCAGAGTTTGCTATACTAGTCCTACGCTGAAGCAATTAAATTGATCGGCGATTTACTTTAAAAGGAAGATCATAAAATGATTACTCGATTCAACGAAGAAACTAAGACTTACAAACTATTCAACGCTCTCCATTCTGGCGACGTTGTGACTCCTGCTCAAGCAGAAAAGCGTTTTGGCATTAAGAATATTTCTGCCGAAGTTAGCCGTATCCGTCAAGCTGGTTTTGCTGTATATGCAAACAAGCGTGTGGCTGGTAACGGTGTCAAGGTCACTGAGTATGTTCTCGGCAAACCTTCACGCAAGATCGTGGCCGCTGGCTACAAAGCTCTTGCAATGGGCTTGGTCTAATAGAGTTCGCTGTTCGGCCCAAACCGAACACCTCTGCAAAAAGGCTACTTCGGTGGCCTTTTTCTTTGGTCGACCAATAAATCCTTTTCCCTTATAATATTTGTATGCTTAAAAAACTCATGCAACGATTAGGACGCTATCGGGTGATCATGGATCGCCAGGACAACGAACCTTATTTGGAAAGATATTATCTTTTCCTCAAAGATCGGAAACGGTTTCCGTTCAATGTATTTTTGCATAAATTCTTAAAAGGAGATCCCGACGATGTACATGATCACCCATGGCCGTATTGTACTGTCATACTTGCAGGGGGCTACTATGAGTGGGTTCCACAGTTTGATGCTCAAGGCCGCAAATCTTGCGAGGTTCGTCACTGGCGTGGGCCCGGACATATCCGGGTGTGCGGTGCTGACAGTTATCACCGTGTTGAACTCAAGCCGGGTGTAACCGCCTGGACATTGTTCATGCCCGGCCCTCACCGGCGTGAGTGGGGATTCTTGTATAACAATACCTGGATCCCTCACAATGAATATTTCCAACTTCGTCAACTACTTAAATCCAAGGAGTAACCATGCCCAATTGGTGTTCAAATACATTGACTCTCAGCCACGAAGATCCTGCTGAAATTACTCGTGCCGCAGATGCGTTCCGTCGAGGTGAACTGCTCAATGAGTTTGTGCCGTTGCCCTCTGTAGAAAAAGACAACTGGTATGATTGGCATGTCAACAACTGGGGCACCAAGTGGGACGTGGGCGGTGACAACTACAATGTTGACATCAGCAATGATGGACGTAGTATGACCGTGAGCTTTGAAAGTGCCTGGGCTCCGCCTGTGGCCTGGTATGAGAATGTGCAGGAACAGGGATTTGTAGTTGATGCTTACTACTACGAGTCTGGAATGTGCTTTGCAGGTAAGTACGACGAAGGCGGTGATGACTGCTACGAATTTTCAAACATGAGCAGTGATGACGTTCGAGACATGTTGCCCGAGGACTTGGATGATATGTTTGGTATTTCGGAATGCATGGCTGAATACGAAGATGAAGAACCACTCACAGAGTGGTACGTGGCCGGCGCAAAAGAGAAAGGCTTGATCAAAGATGGAAATGATTGATATTGTGTTGTGGATCATAGTAGGCATTGCCATTGGAATTTGTGCGTTTTATCTTGCTCTCAAATTGACCATCAACGCATTGATGCGTAGATTGGTTCGAGATATCGAAAGCCTGCAAGCCGAGCTTGGTGAAGATGAACAAGCAATTCTGGCAAGAATAGAGTTGCACAACAATGTTTTTTTCGTGTATAATAATGAAACAAACGAGTTCATGGCACAAGGTAACGATCTTACCGAGCTTCGTGAACGCATCCGGGCTCGTTGGAGCCAATACAAAGTCAGCGTGGTTGCTGGTGATGACCACGCCTTAGACCTATTGAAAGCACAACTAAATGAAAGTAGCAGTAGCAAGTGATATCCATCTTGAATTTGGTGATTGTGACATCCCAAACACAGAAGCCGCTGATGTCTTAATTCTATCTGGTGACATCTGTGTGGCTCATGACATTGGCCGCCCAGACCCGCATGGGTTTATGGAAGGTGCTCGTAGCAATCGCATTGTGGATTTCTTCAAGCGTTGCAGTTCGCAGTTCCCACATGTGATTTTTATCATGGGCAATCATGAACACTATCACGGTGACTTTGCCAAGACCTATGCCAAGCTCAAAAACATGTTGGCCGATAACCATCTCCACAATGTGTACATCTTGGAAAAAGAGTGCAAGGAGATCGACGGTTGGCTGTTCGTTGGTGGCACCTTGTGGACAGATTTCAATGGTGCGGATCAGCAGACCATGCAACATGCCTCTTGGGGTATGAATGACTACAACGGAATCAAGAACAGTGACAGTGGCCATGCTCATGGTATCTGGAAGTTGATCCCTGAAGCTACATTAAAAGATCATTACAAGATGAAGGATTATATCCTGACCGTGCTGGCCAATCGCCGAGCACAACAGCAGTATGATCGACGTGTGGTTGTGGTAGGGCATCATGCACCCAGTAGATTGTCTACACATCCCAAGTATCAACATGATACCTTGATGAATGGTTGCTACTCAACTCCCCTGGATCAGCTCATTATGGATCACCCAGAGATTGTGCTGTGGACACACGGTCACACACATGAAGACTTTGATTACATGATTAAATCAACCCGTGTGGTATGTAACCCACGTGGCTATATTGGATACGAAGCAAAGGCAGACCAATGGCAAGCAAAATACATAGATTTGGACAGTATGTCCGCTACAGCGGTGTCAGCATTATCCTAGCATTAAATCCACTGTGGTGGAAGGTGTTACCTTGGGCCAGGAACGAAACCACGGCAGAATGGGGTGCCGCAGAACGCACCTATGCTTTTGGCTTTCTAGGTCTAACAGTACGAATTTGGATCGATTCGGGAGATTGGTAACAGATTGACAAGAAATACAAGAAAGTTTTATAATACTGTATGAATGAATATATCAAGCAAATGATGAAACAGGCTGGCACTGATGTCAGCGGCAAATGGATGAGCGTAGACCATGCTGAAAAGTTTGCTCAGTTGATTGTTCAAGTATGTGCCGCTATTGCTGATAAAGAAAAACCCAGTTACCTTGGCTGTGGATACATTACCAAGACCAAAGGTACACTGATCAAAGAACATTTTGGAGTCAATGAATGAACACAAGTAAACCTGCTCTAGGTCAACGTGGCTTGTTAATTCGTGGTATGGATGGACAAATATGGTTCCGCCAGTACGATAGCAATCACGATTTTGTTGACTATGATATTTTGCATTACGATTGTGAAATTGAAATTGTTGATTCAAGTGCTGAGTTAGTACAAACCGAGCGCGGTGACTTCTTAGACTATACCAAAGAATCTATGGAGATTGCAAAATGAAAGTTTACATGTCTTGCTATCGAGATCATTGGATCTCGCCCTACACCATTCTAGACTACATGTTCTTTTGGACTGAATGGTCTAAGTGCAGTCGCAGTAAACGTATCTTCAGCATGGAAGAAGAAAAGAACTTTGTAGAGCCACCAGCATGGGTTGAGACATGGAGTGATCGACTGGTGCCCATTAGCAATGCCATCAAGTGGGTATTGGATTTTGTGCATCCAGAAGTAAACTATGTCAAGATTGATCGTTGGGATTCGTGGTCAATGGATCATACCTTGAGTCCTATTATTCTTCCAATGTTGAAACAACTGCAAGCAACCAAACATGGTGCTCCGTTTGTGGATGACGAAGACGTGCCCGAACATCTACGTAGCACAGCCGCAGAACTCAAAGAAAACGAGTGGGACACTGATAGCAATCACTTCCTGCGCTGGGATTGGGCTCTGGCAGAAATGATCTGGGCCTTTGAACAGAAAGTTCAGGATGACTCCGAATCACAGTTCTTTGATCATTCTGAATGTGATGATTCTAAACCATGGGATCCCGAAAGCTACAAAAAAGTCAAGTATGACAAAGAAGGTCACACTGTGTGGCAAGCTCGCAAGGCCAATGGCTTCCGATTGTTTGGCAAATACTATGAGGCATTATGGGACTAGCATTGAAAAATACAACAGTAAATATCAAAGAACTATTTGAAGGCTGGGAAAACGATCTTGTACGCAAAGGCAAATCTGCACAGGAAGTGACCTTTGCTGACGACCCTATTGCACTGAGTTGGGCCAGCTATCATGTATGGACTAAATTTCCTGCACGTCGTTGGGTCAATCTCAACGAAGTTGAAGCTCACGAGCACGATAGAACCATTGCCGCAGAAACACGTCGTTACTATCGTGACAAGTTGATGTTGCAAACTTTGAAAGGTCGTCCTCTCAGTGACTTCCAAACAGTGCTGTATGGCATGGTCACTGGTGAAGCACCCATCATGAGTGACCAGATAGGCATGCTGATGAAGTTACCATACTTCTACACAGAGGATGCCTACTTGGCTGATGTGTTTAGACAAACCAAGCCAGTGGAAACGCATGAAAGACTAATACAATCCAAAGAAGATACTGTGATACCTTTGAGAATGGTTTTTTCCAGCAGAAAAAATCAAGAAACCTATCAGTATTGGTTTACTAACAGTCAAGGCCAAGCCATAGTATGGGCAGTTAGTTCTCAAAACACTTTGCGTAGTCTAGTTGACAGCTTGTTTAACAGACAACAACCATTGAAGATCCGAGCTCACTGGCACTATAAAAAACATCTCTCCACAGATCGCACACACTGGATGCTGGGCAATGTGGAGTTGCTCTCATGAGCATGACACATTTGGTACAGGAACTTATGTTGGCACAGCACGGTAGAACAGCAAAGGAAGAACTCACACAAGAGAGCTATGATCGTTGGTGTCATGAATACATATTCGATGCCATCAAAGATCAGCGGTTTGGTCAGGCCTTTTGCAATCACTTTGGTATCACAGACAATCATGTGTTCTACGAGCGAGATGTGGAAAAATGCAAGGCTATGATTCGTAAACAGTATCTATGAAATGGCTGGTACGATTCAATCAACAACAACCACACTGCTGTCCTCCGGGAAAATATTGGATAACCCGTACTGCTGTGGTAGATAGTGACAGTGCCGAACAGGCCGCAGAAGAAGTATTAACTGCCTGGCGATACAATCACAAGATTGAAATTAAAAGTGTAGAGGAATACAACAATGACAAACAAGGACAATGAAATGATTTGCACAGGTGCAGTGCCTCCCCAATTGATCATGGGCATGGAAATGTATCAGACCTATATGAAAGGTATGATGAATTATTGGCAACTATATGCCACTCTTACAACTCTGGATTATTGGACCATGTATCTAAACCAGTTCCGGGTGAACGAATGAAACTTTACTTTGCTTATGGTGCCAATCTAAGCCGAGAAGGCATGGCATACCGCTGTCCAGATGCAGTACCATATCAGAAATTTACCTTGCGAGGATGGCGACTGGACTTTGCACACCATGCCACTATTGTTCCGCATCCGGGTCGTAGTGTGGAAGGTGCGCTGTGGAAAATTACCGAAGACTGTGAACGCAGTCTTGATCAGTTTGAAGGTTATCCGAGTTACTACAGTAAACGCATTCTAGCACAAGATGGTAGAGAGTTCATGGTCTACATCATGAATCCTCCGCTGACTGGAAATCCTGGAACAGGTTATTTGGGTATCATTGAGCAAGGCTATCGAGATTGGAATTTGGATTTTGACTGTTTGGATCAAGCTGTTGACCAATTAAACATAAACCCGTATAATACACTATATGCTGAAACGTCGGCAACCAATATTGAAACCACCTATTGACGTTAGGAGTCGGGATAGTTTTGTCCATGCTCAGGAAATTGTCAAACCTTTTGGTGAGATTGAGCGTGTGTTGGATTGGTGCAAAAGCGAGGTCACCCATGACTGGCGCTGGCAGTTGGTAGATGTGAGTTCTGATATACGGCCAGGTAGGTATATCTTTTATTTTGACAGCGAACGAGATTACCTGGCGTTCACTATGAAATGGAGTTGATATGAATATTCGAGGTTATTTGCGTTGGCAGTTTGAAGGCAGTTTAAGCAGTCCTAGTTTCTATGGTTTTGTATTGAACCTTGCAGGGTTGGTGGCATTACTTACAGGATGTCCCATGCCTTGGCCTGCTGTGATGAGCATGGCAGGATTGGTATTGATCATTGGCGATGCTGTTCGCTCTTGGTTCCGATTCAGTTACAGCATCTATGAGATGCAACAAAAACAACTCATGCGAGAGCTGGAAAGAAAAGAACAATGAAGAACTGGCTCACTGCGATAGTGGTTGCAATCATTGTGGCTAATATTTTTCTGTATTGGAATACCACAGCCGTGTTTGGCTGGGTAGTGGCCTTGGCTGGATGGGTACCACACTTATTTGAAAACAAAGGATCTAACAATGGCAACTAAAAAAGAAAAAGAAGAACTAATTGCAACTTTGAAGTTTACACCCAGGACCTATCGAGTAGAACTTGGTGCCTATGGTGGCGAAGTGTATGCGGGTCGTGTGGATCGCAAAATCTACGACTACTTTAAATCACGATCAATTGACCTAGATGAATATGCATCAGACTGGGACAATGAACTTGATATTCCTGAAGATATGCAACCATTTCCGCCAGGCAGCCCCTATGAATGTGATGGGTTAGTACATGCGTCGGGTGCCACCATGGACGACGGCAACTACATCACTGTTTACGATGAAAACGGCAATGAAATTTGGCAACACAGTTTGGATCTCAATGCCCTTGATGATTCAGAGATTCCGGTCAATGAATGGGAAGTATTCACAATGAGTGATCTCAAAGATGGCGAAGTAGCATACTGGGGCGGCCAAGGTGAAAAGGGTTTGCTGTATGGCGGTGAGTTTGAGCTCAAACAACCGTTTGATCCTAAAAAACTGATGTTGAATTTTACCAATGCTGATGGATGGTATATCTGCAACGGAGTTGAGTACGATGGTGAGTCCATTGACAATGATGATATGAGTACCACAGGCAAGTGGGGCGAGAACAAATGGATCTTTGGCGGCAATGAAGAAGCATACGATCCCTCAGATGCTGTTGAACCAGGCGAAGAAAATGGTGGTGCTGGATGGCCGGCCAGTTACTATCCCGAAGAAACAGAAGAAGTAGAATTCAAGTTCAAAAAACACAAACCTGCGTATGCAGGGTGGTACACTGTGAACTGGGGCTATGGTAGCACCTATGGCAAGCTCTACTGGAACGGCACAGTGTTTGTGGACTTTGAATACAACAAAGAACAGAGCATTGATCAAAAAGGCATCGTGACCTGGAAAGGTCTCAACTGGGATACTTCGGACTGGGCCAACTGCCCACAGACCCAGGAAGTAGAAGAAGAATGGGATCCGGCGGTCGAACTTGACAAGATTGCTTTGCCTGCAGAAATTAAAACAGGCGAAACAGTGGCAACCAAAAAACAATGGCCCTTCTAAGTTAGTGCCCACTAATCTGGGCGGTTGACCAAAATACCCTTTTCTGTTATAATAGTTCTATTATCAACAATCAAGGGTATTTTTATGACCTCACATTTCAAAGTCAATCCTTTTGCACCCATGCCTAAAAATCATCAAACACCATTGGTGTCTACGGGCAATATCTACGAACCTTTGGTGCAACGTGCCATGAACATCGCCAGCGAAGATGTGATTGAAAAAGCCGTCAAATCACTGAAGGCCAGACTTGGTGGTGTGCCTTACAGCCAAGAACACTTTGGGCGTCTAGAACTGATTGTTCCAGATTTGATTGATATCAACATTGATATCCAACGTCTATTGGAAAAAGCACACATCGGTGGCAACATCATTGACTTGTTTGATCCTCGTATCATGCAACCCTTGAACGTGATCTATATCAAAGAAACTGGTCGTTACAGCGCCTGGGAGGGACAACAGAGTGGAACAGGTTGGGTTCTGTTGATGCATTTTGGCTTGATTGAGCCAGGTACGCTGATCCAGTGCAAGGTTGTAGATGATGATCTCGAGGTGCCCGGATCTACGCTTCGCGGCGAAGCAGTGGGCAACTATGGTTTCCGTTGCATCAATTACAAAGGTCGCAAAGAGCCTGATTTGTTTTATATCTTCCGTAGCATGGTCAATGGTGTGCGACTCTATGACAGCGAGCTTACTGAAGACCTGCAGGCCAATGACATCCAAACCATGCTACAAGAACATCACATGTTCGCCGCCCCAGGTGTAGAAGCACAAGGCACACGTGGCAAACCGGGCATGGTCACGCACATCAGTAGTGTGTTGAAAATTGCCGGGCATGGCACTGAGCAAGAACACTTTGATGTGACCAAGGCTGACCTAGATTGGGTCTTGAAATGGCACGATCAGTTCTATGCCAGTGAAAAAGGTGTAGACGGTGGCTATTTGATTACCTTTGGTAGGTTCGTGGTACTGTGCCGCAATCAAGGTATCAAGATTACCAAACAGCACGAGATTGAATTTTATCAGCATATGAAACGCTACGGATCTCCCAAGGCATTTCATCAAGACTGTCAGCAACGCTACAAAAAGTGGGCTGGTTCTGGATGGAAGGATGCTTGCCTGTTGCCTATCTGGATCAAAGATTACATGAAAAAAGGTGGAACATTGACTTTGCCTACAGTGCCAAATTATGATGAATACAAATCTCTCTGAACTCTACAACTTTTATCTGTGGCGCCATACCTATGTGGATGATGATACAGGTGCTGTGATCTGTCGTACTTGCTTTGGAATCACCAGCAACTTGGATGGCAGGCAAAATGGATATGAAGGTCATGTGGGTCATACCATACATTGGGCCGCTCTTTGGCAAGGTTCTGAACGTCCTATACGTGAGCTAGAACACCGTCTTAAAGACGCATTTAGAGACTATCTCGTAGCAGGTCATAATGACTATGTTTATGAATGGGTGGATGAAAATGTGCCCTTTGAAAATATACGCAACTGGGTAGAGTGGGAAGTCGAAAACACCTTTGCTGATATTTCTAAGGTACTGTAGGTTAGTGCTCACTAACTTAGAGGTTGACCAGAAACACCCATTTCGGCTATAATATGGGTATTGTTTAATTAAGGAGATGGTATGGGAACTCGTTCTGTTATTGGTGTCATGCACGGTGATGTCTGCAAAGCAGTCTACTGTCACTGGGACGGTTATCTAGATCACAACGGTCGCATCTTGCAAGAACACTATGATTCTGTCAAAGCCAATCATCTTGTGAGCCTGGGCGATATCTCCAGCCTGCGCCCAGAGATTGGCGAGAAGCATGCCTTCAGTCAATTTGAAGGCAACATGGATGGTGCCGAGTACGATCGTCTCTATGGCAACATGACCACATTCTACGGTCGTGATCGCGGCGAAGAAAATGTTTCCTGGAAAACCCTGACAAATTGGAGCCAGTTTGAAGACTTTTTCAATGGCTGTGGCGCAGAGTATGCTTACATCATGCGTGATGGCGTTTGGTATGTCAAACAATACAGCGGTGAGCTTGAATTGCTTGCAGAAGCCCTTGAAAAACAAGAGGTTAGTGCGGACTAACTTAGGGGTTGACCAAAAAATCCGTTTTCGGCTATAATGTATGTATAGTTAATAAAAAGGAGCGAAAAATGGTTGGACTAACAGTTATTCAAGGTGATACAATCCGTGCCTATGACTTCAAGCCAATGCTGGGTCGTGAAGATACTTTTATAGAGGGCGAAGTGATTGATGCCCACAACAATGAAATGGGCTTTCAAGCCTACAAGATCCGCGTGACCAACGACTCATGGAGAGACGGTGATGACGACAAAGGTCGTATTGGAGTTGAATATTTTGTGCCTTGGAGAGTGAGCTTCAATGAGTTTCAAGGTCGCATCATGAATCTGAGCCGTTGATTTGGTTGACCAGAAATTGCCCATTTTGTACAATATTGATATAGTAAATAAAAAGGAGTTGGACATGGAATACACAGCAGAACAGATTCAAAACATTTTGATCGAAGCAAAAACTGAAGCTCGTCAAGCCGCTGAAAAATACTTTCAGGAGAAGCTGGGTGGCAAAGATCAATATGCCTGTGGCTTTGCTTGGGTAGACATTTTTGGCATCAAAGGCAATACCCGTCTTGGTAAAGCATTCAAGGCCGCCGGTGTACGTAAGAGCTACTCTGGCAGTTTTCAAATTTGGAATCCTGCAGATTTTGGTTGCCAGAACATTGACACCCTCGAAGCTGGTGCTGAAGCGGCCGCCAAGGTGTTTGAACGATATGGTTTCCGTGCATACGCAGGTAGCCGACTAGATTAAGGCTGTAATGGGGTCGTGCGATCCTTGGGGAGCCTTGATACCCCAAAAACTTGCAGTCTATTTTTACTGGTTATAGACTCTAAAGAAAAACCAGTACTTATTTGAAGGAGCCTAAATGAAAGACTACGGAATGTTCACACCGCAAGGCAATGTGTTAGTTGGCCGTGTGGTCAACGAAGCTCGTCAACAAGGATGGGATTGGAACAAGGTTGAACGACATCTTGTACTGTTATCCAAGGCGCATCCTCGTTCTGCCAGTGAAGCTCTAGATACCGCAGTGCGAGAAATAGTATATATAGAGTTGAATTTTGATCAGGCCTAACATGGATCATCAATTTGTTGTGATGTGGGATTGCAATGGCTTGGAGTACATTGGCGATGTTACCCTGGCCGAACAGAGTCGTACCTGGTCGGCACTCAAAGGTGAACCAGCCACGGTCAATATTCCCAATTTGATGCATCTCAAGCTCAGAGCCCAGTATAATATGCAAAGGCATTATGAAATTTATTTTTTCAATGCCACTGATGGTATCACAGCAGAAGACATCCGTGAAATGTTTGAAGCCAGCCCGCAAACAGCCGCTGACACTATCCGTAGGATAGGTCATTGTTTTCACAGCGATCGGGTCAGAGAGGATGAAGTAAAAATTAGATAAGGAGGAGAAAGCATGGTCAAAGTCAAAGCAGGTACTCGTTGGGCAAGTTCAGATGGCAATGTATTTCATGTCATGAGTGTGGCTGAATGCCAGGACGGACATACCTGGGTACATTATGAACAAGATAATATCAACGAATCTAAGACTTTTTCATGTTGGATAGACAGTTTTGTTCTCCGCTTCACACCAATCCTAAATGAAGGCCGCTAATGAAAGATTCTAATTTTCGCAGATGGTTGCATGAACTGTGGTTACGCAACTGTGACGAGCGCACAGAATATCATCAATTGCCTTATACCCAACAGGAATACTTCCGCCAGTACAAATACTGGCTCAAACGCGAGTATCAGCACCAACAAGCACAGGTTAGCAAGCACTAACTTAGCGAGTGCAAAGAGGTTGACCAGAAATGCCCATTTTGCTATAATATGAGTATAGTTAAAAAACAGGAGTTGTTATGTACCACACATATTATCGTCCAAGTTATGCTCGCAAGGCCCAGGCAGTGAAAACAGCCCAACCTGCAGTGAGCTATTCTGCTGAAACGGTATGGGGTGCGGCCGCTTATGCTCATCGTATCAATGATGGGTATTTCAAAGTTGACCAATTTGATGTCACCCAAGATGGTGCTATGCCTACTAAACGGGCCAACAAGATTGTGATGACTTCTGCACTGGAAGACGCCACAGTGATCACTGATGCAGATCGTGCCCTGGGCAATGAAGCAAGAGATTTTTTGGCTCAGCAACTCACAGTCAAAACCTTGAAAGGTGCTCTCAGCGATTTTGATCGTAGCATGGCCTACAGTGACCATGGACAATCTTTCATCTCGGGATCGTTTGCAACTGGCATTGATTGCCAGCCAGATCCGTGCCTATGAACAGGCCAAAAAAGAATTGGCCACAGCTGAACGCATTGACCACACTCGGGGTTACTTGGCTGATGTAGGCGCCAAGGTGCAGGCCCGTGTGGAAGTCACTCGTGTAGTGTATTCGCAGAACTACGGTGTCTACTTTGTTTCAGGAATCACTGACACCAATCAAGCGGTGTTCTTCAGTTATCGTGAACGCCAAGATGTAGGCACGTGGTTGACCATCAAGGGTACCGTGAAAGCACACCGTCCGGATGCTACCCAACTCAGTCGTGTGCGTGTTATCTAAGGAGATACTATGCAATTCATCATAGGCATATTGATTGGAATCGCGATTGCTTCAGTGGGGTTTTCTGGAGTGGCCAAGATTTTAGATCGCGGAGTAGATGCAGTAAAAACTCAAACTCAGGAATTAAGTAAATGAATGATCGTATGTTGGATGATGACTTGACTGAAGAAAATTTTGCTTTGGAGCAAGACATTCTAAAATGTTGGAACATGGTTGATGATGTCAAAGACATCTTGGCTGATATACGCCACGGTGCCATGAGCGCCGAAGATGCGGTACAGGTGCTTGAAGCCTATGCCGCGGTGTATCAGAATCGATTTGATCGTACCTTTCGTAGGTACGAAACAGTGTGTCGTGGCTTGCATGAGCTCCGACGTGCTGTCAAAGGCTTTGAACTTGCCCAAATAGCCAGCCCAAAATCTGGCAAAATGAGCAAATCAAAGAGTGCGAAATAGGTTGACAATTAAATCCATTTCGCATATAATAATGGTATGCTTTAAAAAGGCATGCAGTTTTAAACTTCTCGTTAATCACAATTGAAAGGCAATATTATGGCTACTGATAAACTGTTTACCGTTGCTGGTACCGCTACACAAAATGGTGTTACCAAGGCACGTTTTGCAAACGACATGGTTGCTCGTGTCAAGATCCTGACCAAGTCAGGTTGCACCAACATCAATCTCATTGAGCTCCCAAAGCCAATGACCAAACTTGAGGCTTTGCAGTATCTGCAAGAGCAAGGTCAAGCAGGTGATGCTGGTTACGCTGTGGCATCAAAATTGGCTGAGAAAGTCAAAGAAGCCAAAAAAGGCGAGATCAAGGTGGCTGTCAAACCCGCTAAAGCAACTGCCAAGCAGACTGCTAAAGTGGCTGATGAAGCCTAATTGCAACTTGCAATCTACAAAAGCGGCTCCAAGTGGGCCGCTTTTTTTTGACTACAAACGGATTAAATAACTATTACAATGGAACAAGATTTTGTCTTTGACATACTAAACGAAGAAGCAGTAAAAGATTTAGTAGTCAACATCTGCTTGGTACTCTCAGAATTTGGGATAACCGAAGTTCATGTGGGAGGACTCATGCGATTGGTGGGCATTGAGGAAGAGCTCGCGGCCCAGCATGATGATGAACTCATGGTCATTACAGACATCCAACAACTGCAAAAACAAGCAGGCGACGAATCAGAAATAATTGAAGTAGCACCCCCGGGCACTACTGTACACTAACCAATGCACTACAACTCGCACTCGGGCCTTGAGCCCTTATTCATAGTGATCTTCCGAGACTCACAGGCCACTAACTTGCTGAAAGAGTGGGCCAAGAAGAACGGCATAGATCAAAAACATGTGGACGACAATCGTTTACGACTATATAATCAACATGGCTGGGACAAATTCAGAACCACTTGGACTCGCTCTTGGGACCGAGTGACAGTATGGGACTGTTGGAACCGACGCCACATTGAGATAATATAATTTTGCAAAAAATAAAAGATTTCTGGAGTGCCAGTTTTCACTCCGATCGCACTGCTTTCTGGTTTGACCTTGTGAGCTTTGTGTTTACCGTGGGTGCCAGTCTTACCTTGGCATTCACTGCTCAAAATCCCGACATGGCCTGGATCTATCCGGGCTTCTTTGTGGGCAGTATAGCTGGAGTGTACGCATACTGGCGCAGAGAACTCATGTGGCCACTGTTGCTCACAGCATATTTTGCCTGTGTCAATGTATTTGGATATGGACGTGCAGTGGGTTGGTGGTAAAACCACTTGACAAACTCCTGAGATTCATACATAATAGCATTATCACAAGGAGTCTAAATGGACCAGAACGAATTTAATGCTCAAATTAAAATATTGATTGACGAGTATCGCTCGTTGAATCAACAATTGAATACAGCACCAGATCGCCAGGCCGTGATGCAACAGATGCATGACTGTGTGCGCCGCCAAAACGCCTTGCGAGAACAATTTACCAAAGGAGAACCAAATGTCTAACCATGACGCAATCAAAACAGCATTCGAAACATACATCGCCGAGAACGAAAAGTTTGCAGGCAAAGGTGTCAAAGCCGCGGCAGCTCGTGCTCGTAAAGCTCTACAAGAAATGAGCAAGGCCATCAAGGAACGCCGCAAAGAAATCACAGCAGAAAAAGAAGCTCTCTCAGCCAAATAAGGACCTAGTCAATGAACACATTATCAGCCGCTTCTAGTCTTAACACAGCCATTGCTGGTGTGCTTGGACGTATGTCCGCAGGCATCCTGGCCACCTTGGTCATTGCAGGAATTGTCAACAGCTTGGGTCTAGTACCTGTGCTGTTTTCAGGTATCCTGGGATATGTTATTATTTTTGCACCCCTGGTCATGAGTTTGTACTTGGCCTGGAAAGGTGACAGCCTTTCCGAGAGTGCCATCAAAGCATGGTATTTTGCTTTTGCAGGCGCCATGGGCTTGAGCTTGAGTGTTATCTTTGCTGTGTACACTTCAGCATCCATAGCACAGGCCTTGATTGGTACCACAGTGAGCTTTGGCGCACTGGCAGGCTGGGGATATTTTACCAAGCGTGATATCTCGGGTTGGGGACCATTCTTGTTTGCCGGAGTGATTGGATTATTGGTCGCAGGCATTGTTAATATCTTTGTGGCCAGCACCGCACTACAGATGACATTGAATGTGTTGACCATTCTAATCTTTCTTGGACTCACTGCCTATGATATGAATCGCATCCGCGACATGTTCTGGGGAGCTTCACAGTCTGAAGTTGGCCGCATGCAATGGTTTGCCGCACTGAGCTTGTACATCAACTTTATCAATATCTTTGTTTCGTTGTTACAACTCATTGGAGATAGACGATAATGTATCTTACACCTGAGGAGTGGAAATCAATAAAGGACAAGCTGATCAAGGCTTCGCCAAAATTACTTTTGATATCAACTTTCTTGGTTGTTGGCTATTCGTTTGGTTGGTACATGAAAGGACAGGATGTAATGATGGATTGCAAGTATGCTGGAGCATTTCGTCACTACACTGACAGCTTTACTTGCCAACGCAAGATATGACACGCTACAGTTTTATTACAACCATAGTGGAAGATCCCGATCACCCAGGTGAAATGTTGTTGGACTTGGGTGATGAACTGTGCGAGCACTTGGGTTGGAAACCAGGCGATGAACTTGACTGGATAGACAACAAGGACGGAACATGGACTTTACGAAAGAAGACATCCATATCTACAACTTAGATGATGCTACAACTGACACCTTAACTTTGAGTAGTTTGGGTGCCAGCCAAACAACATACACACTAGACCCTGGATATGGAGCAGTGCCCAGCGCCAGCATTACCATTGGCAGTGGAATAACAAACGGCAATCTCAGCAACATTTCGTTGACATCGCCACAAGTGTACACAACCAATGGCACCTCTGGTGGCTTTACCTGGGCTAACCTTAGTGAACCGCCATCGGGCAAGCTCACCCTACAAGGTCCCAATGCTGATATCGAAGTCAATGGCGAAAGCCTGATGACTGCGATCCGTAAAATTGAAGAACGTCTTAACATACTCAAACCCAACGAAAAATTAGAAGCCGAGTGGGATCAACTGCGCGAGCTAGGCGAACAATATCGTGCATTGGAAAAGAAACTCATGGAACAAAACGAAATGTGGAGTGCCCTGAAAAAAATGCCGCCACCGGAGATCAAATGACACCAAAACAAAGAATTAACTATATCACCAAGTGGATCAAAGACTACGCCAAGAAGAACAAGATAAAAACTCTTGTAGTTGGCGTGTCAGGCGGTATTGACTCAGCAGTGGTATCCACCTTGTGCGCTCGCACTGGCATTGATACCTATGCTGTGTGCATGCCTATCAAGCAGAGCAAGCACACTCATCAACTCAGCCTAGCACACGCTCAGTGGCTGGCAACCACTTTTGAAAATGTAGACAACTTTACAGTAGATCTCACACCAACTTTCAAACAGTTTGAAAAAACATTGGCACCAGTGTTTGATTCGGAGTTGGCATTTGCCAATAGTCGTAGTCGCTTGCGCATGATGACGCTGTATCAAATTGCACAAAGTGTCAATGGCATTGTTGTGGGCACAGGCAACCGAGTTGAAGACTTTGGCGTGGGATTCTTTACCAAGTATGGTGATGGCGGTGTAGACATCAGCCCCATTGGTGACTGTATGAAAACTGAAGTATGGGCCATGGGTCGAGAGCTTGGAGTCATGCAGGAAATCATTGACGCCGCACCCACAGATGGACTTTGGTCCGACGGACGCACAGATGAAGATCAACTGGGTATGAGTTATGTGGATTTAGAAATCTCCATGTACATAGATCAGGGATTGACTGAGTGCAATGATAAAACTTTTAAACAAAATTTAAAACGCTATCGAGAACTTCGCTCTCGCAATTTACACAAAATGCAACCCATCCCGGTTTGCACCATGCCCAAGGAATAAGATGACTTATGTTGTGACCGAAGCCTGCGTTCGATGCAGGTATACAGATTGTGTTGACGTATGTCCAGTGGACTGTTTCAAAGCAGGACCAAACTTCCTTGTCATTGACCCCAACGAGTGTATTGACTGTGCTGTGTGTGTTCCAGAATGCCCTGTAAATGCCATCTACTCCGACGCAGATGTTCCTGCAGATCAACAAGAGTTTATTGAGATCAATCGAGAACTCAGTGCAGTATGGAGCAATATTACCAAAAAAGAATTGGCCTTGCCCGATGCTGACGCCTGGGCCAAAGTTCTGCCCAAACGACAGCTTTTGGATCGTGGTTGACCAGTAATTCACAATCTCTTATAATACTAGAATGCAAACATTTTGGAGTTATCAATGACCATGCATCTTGAAGGTCCTTGGCTTTCAACCACCGGCAAAAAGAAAGGCCCTAAAAAATGGGCAAGTGCAGAAGCCAAACGCAAGGCAGAACAGTTGGATGAAAGCTGGAAAGAAATGCTCAAGCGCCACGGTGTTGAACAGGAAAAGAAACGCCAGCGTCGAGCTCTAACCGCAGACACATGGAAACCCACTACCACTGTATTCCGTAGGGAAACTCCTGTGATCAACAGTTTGCCTTTTACAGGTGGACCTTGTGTAAAGCCCGCAGAAAAAGTCTACACAGGTACCAAGGTCAAGGGCATTGGTACCATGCACAAGTCCAATGCTGTACCAATCTTTTCGGATGACGAAGCTGTAGCAATCTCACAGATGAGACGATGATACTGTACCCAGCAAGAGTTGATTGGCAAGATGGCGACACCATTTTACTATGGGACGGATTCCTAGAGTCTGTGATTGAAGTTTTTGGGTTACCTGGCGACCGCTATGTCACAGCATTGGATTCTAATTACATGGATTTTAAATTTTACACAGAGCAAGACCGTATTCTGTTTCTCACAGGATGGTCTGCTCGTATTTTACCGGAGCAACAATGAGTTTGACATTTGAACAACAAAGAGTTTGGAATCGCCTCAACGACAAACCAGGCAACTACTATGAACAAAGTGCCGAACCCGAACGTGAGCAATTTCGGCAATTTATGAAAGGTATCTTGCAGGATGGGCCGGTGTTGGTAGAATTCATCAAAGCTGACGGATCCGTACGGGCAATGAATTGCACACTCAGCGAAGAACATGGTGCTAAGTACATCATGAAAGAAAACACAGTACCGGTGGAACGAGCACATTTGCCACCCAAGGTAAACAACGATGTCTGCAAGATTTGGGATATCGATCAAAACGCCTGGCGCAGTTTCCGCTGGGACCGGCTAAAAAGGATTGAGTTCTCAATTGGCTAAAGAAGAAGGAATCCGCATGGAAGGCACAGTCACTGACGTACTTCCAAATGCCATGTTCCGCGTCAAAGTGGACAATATCGAAAAAGAAGTCATGGGCATTATCTCAGGAAAAATGCGTATGCACAATATCAAAATCTTGTTGGGCGACCGAGTGGAAATAGAATTCAGCCCCTACGACATAACCAAAGGGCGTATCACACGACGCCGGTAAATAGTAGTATGGAATCAGAACTAATGTATGAATTGGTACGCCTTGTTGAGGCTACTACACGTCCAGCCAAGCTGGAAACCACACCCTTGCCCTACGGCATCAAGGATCTTGATCCTGTGATGAGTGAAAAAACCCTAGATTATCATTTTGAACATTTGGCCAAAGGCTACGCCAAACGCTACAACGCAGGAGAAGGCAATGCGGATTTTAATCGTGCTGGCAGTTTTTTACACAATATGTTCTTCCCTCAGCTTAGGGCTCCTAAAAGCC